TCAGCCATTTTTTCCACCCTCCACGATAAGTAGCGCAGGGGCCTGCGCGGTAAAAGTGCGGTAGAACGCTCCGGGCGTCAGCTTCTCGATCTCGTCTATGATCGATTCCGTCGCGGCCAATGCGAGGCCCAGATTCGCCGGATCGGGGATCGCGTAGATGTCGCTGATGCTGCTCTTCACATGGCCTAGCATCATCTCGCCCTGACGCCAGCGCTCCTCGCCGATGCGCCGACGGACGATCGTCGAGATCGATCGCCGGATCAGCTTGGGGCCGGCCTCGCGGTCGCCGGGAAGGCCTAACTCGGCGCGCATCGCTTCCCAGGTGGCTCGGATGGAATCGACCGCCATGTAGCGATCACCCATGGCGTCGAGAAACGGCGCGAACTGTTTCGCGACCGGGATGCGGCCGCGATACTTCCGGGTCTGCCGGCGCCCCGGCGGATTGAGATCGAGCACGCCCGCGGCGGAGACCCATTGCCCCTTGCCCAGGTCGAATATTTCCTCGGGTCGTGCCCACGTCGCCACCGCCGCGCGGAGATATGCCAGCAGGTTGGCGCGGTAGCCGATATACACTTCCCGTTCCTTGGGGCTCCGGATGTGCTTCCCGACCGGGTCGAGGCAGAAACGGAACATGGCCGCGATCGTGGCGACGTCGGCCCGATAGGTCGGCGAGGCGGCGACGTTCTTCGGCTGTTCGTTGGAGAACTGCGCGTCCTGGCCCGGCGTCGCGTTGATCGCCGCGGCGAGTTGCAGCACGCATCCCTCGATCGATCCGAGCGAGCGCGGGCGGGTGGTGCTCCCTTGAACGACCGGCTTGTCGGCCAGCCATTTGCGGAAGCCGTCGATCCAGCGTTGGTCGATCTGCGCGCAGGTGACGGTCGGGTTGGTCGCAATGGCATAGTCGACCGCGTGCGCGAGGCGGTTCCTCGTGGCCCTGTAGCCTACCTTCGCCTCGCTCAACAGCAGATAGTCCCCGATCGCAGCGACCAGCATGGGGCTGGTATCGCCATCGAAGGGACGGCCGCAGGTCTCGCAGAAGCGCTGGCCATTGTCCTTCAGGTAGAGCCGGTCGAGCTCTAATTTGGCCTGCCCAAGATCGACTGTACCCGCTGAAGCGCTTCGTTCGCGTCCTGCGGTGGCATCGTACCAGACGATTTCATGGTTTCGGCCAGGCCGGGCGTAGAGTTTGAAGTCTCCGCGTTGGTAGAGCGGCTTCGGGCGTTTCGTGCGCGGCATTGGTCCCTCTGATATTCGGTGGCGCGTTCGGTGAGCACGGCATAAGCGCCGCTCTCGATGAGGAGGTCGATGTCTTCAGGTGTGAGTTGGATGCCGCTGCGCCGGTCGATCTTACGGCTGAGCCGGCGGACGAGATCGGGTAGCGAGGTCAAGATGCCCTCCCCTCATAGATGATCACAGCCTCTTCGTACCCGATGCCGGCGAGCGCCTGGTCGACCGCTTCGGCGACGCTGTCGGCCATGATGGGCCGGGCCGTCACGCCGAGCGAATAGCTGGCGCGGTCGCCGACGGAGCGGATATGGATGCGGCGGCGGGCGTCGGCGTGCGGGATGGTCAGGAGCGGGTTGCTCACCGCTCATCTCCTGCTGGTCCGAGGGCGGCGCGGGCTATCCCCACGCATTCCATGAAAAGGTCTCCGGAAGAGTAGCCCTTGCGCGAATACATTGTCGAAATGCCCTCCAACGCCTCCCCCTGCCGCCGGATAGTCTCTTGGGCGGCGGTGAGGGCGGTCAGGAGCGTGGGGAGGTGCGTGCGTGCGGCTGCGACCAGGAGAGCGTTAGAGAATTCTGTTTCACAAAAATCGCCGGGCGCGCCGTTTTCAATGGTGGCGACCAGATACCCAACCTTTCCACGCATGGCAGAAATGCCACAGCGAAGCTCGTCAGATTCTACGATCCCCTTGAACGCCTCCCATGGTCCCGGCGTGCTCTTCTCCAGCAACGCGGTCAGCTCGGCACACAGGGCCGCGATGTCGGTGGTCATGGGGTTCATGCTGCGATCTCCGAAAGCTGCGGCCATGCGCCCCAGCCATAGGCTTCCTTGTCCTCGGTAGGGTGCTTGTCGGTACGGGGGCGACCGGGCGTGTCCCAGCTGCGCCCCTTGACCGACCACAAGTGATACCAGCCTGCCGCACGCAGCGACGCGCCGTCTTCGCTCGATAGAATGTAGGTGATCCCGCGTCGGTAGCCCTTGGCGATTGCAGCTCGCCGTGCCGCTGCGTAGAGCATCGAACACCCGTTCGGATGGCCATGCGTGCAGAGCCGCGTCACCTCCATTGTAAGCCCGTCGTCGAGCGCGCGGGCAACCGGCCGGCCGATCACTGCCACGCCTTGAACGTCCCCGGTCTCGTCATGCAGGCCATGCAGCCAGAGAAAGCCTACCGGCCAGCCATGGTGACGATGGTGTTCGCGGACATAGCTGCGCGCTTCGTCACGCGTGATTGGTCGAAGGTCGACAGCGCCCATCGCCTACGCCTCCTTGCCGGTTCGGGCGGGAGGGGCGGGTTGCCACGCCTCTGGCTGGAGGCTCATCGTCCCATCTTCGTTTGATTCCCAGCAGCATCCGCCTGACCAGCAAGGCGGGTGCTGACCTTCGACTGCGGCCTGCCATTGATCACATGACGTATCGAGGTCGCTCATCGAGGCGCCCGGCTCCAACCGAGCGAGGAACGTCATGTCGCCGACGCGGACGCGAACAACGGTCTTGTAAGGCGCCGTCTCGATCGGCTGCCACACATCGGGATCGCTTGGAGGGGAGAGGGTGGCGAGGTTCTCGATCACGCTGTTGATCAGTCGATAGCAGCGGGTATCGGACATACCTTCCTTCCGCAGCACGTTCCAGATCGCGATGCGAAGCTGGCCTTCGTCCCCGCCCGTCGCGGCTGCTGGGGTGGGGTGGCCGGCAAGCTCCCGCCGAACATCATCGCCGCATGCGCAGTCGCAGATTGACCGCGTCGTCGTGACGTTCTCTCCGGTCCAGATACCGCCGCCGACACTCTCGATATAGCCGCTGTCGTCGCACTTTTCGCAGCTATCCCCCTCACCGGAGGAAGGGCCTTGCAGGGCGGCGAGAACGATCGGCATCACCGCATCGACTTGCCACTCGGTCAGCGTCCGCTCACCCTTGTAGCCCTGTGTCGCACCCGGATCAGCTATCGCCGAACCGATCTGCTTTCGCAGATCCCGCGCCTTCTCTTCACCGGTCATGGTTTTTCCCCGCAATAGCCCGCAACCAAAAGATCAGGCGATGCCGCCAGCAGGGCCGGTAAGAGCCTCCATAAGGAGAGAACTGTCCGCATTGAGCGCATCTATAGCCGCCCATCACCGACCCTCCCCAGCGCTCTGCCCCTGGCGGATGGCGGCGGCCTCTGCGGCAAGCTCCTGCGATGCGTGGAAGATGCCCATAAGGACGCTATCGGGATCGGGGTGATCGGTCGACATAGCGAGGCCAAGACACTTCCCGGCCGTCTCGCCTGCGAATATCTGATATTTCCTGAGAAGCTCCACCACCGCCTCCGCTACCGCTGGTTGTGGGGTGGGGGCGTTCGGCACGAACCGAGCGCCCATCCTCGCAGCTATGCGTTGAACTCGATCGTCAACGTCATCCCCCACCTTCGCCGCCTGGGTATCGATGCGGAGGTCGGCTTCGAAGCGGTCAAAGGCTTCGGCCACATGCGATGATGCAAAGCGACCTATTCGCTCAAGCGCTCCTCTCAATGCCTTGTCGATGGCGTTTTCATCGTTCCGCTTCCATCCTTCGATGGCTGCCGCAGCCGCTTCAGCCATGGCATCAAGCGGTTCATCGCTATGGCAGATCAGGGCATAGAGGTTCGCCACTGCGGGCACGATCTCCGCAGCCTGAAGCGCGTTGTCTGAGGGGCGGTTAGTCATGCTTCGGTCCTTCCCTGCATATGCCGCCGCGGTTCGATCGCCCGCGTCACGCCGCGCAGGATCTCGGCCGCCTCGCGCAGCTTGCCGCGCTGGGGAACGTGCGCTGCCATGGCCGCCGCGTCCGCCAGGTCCAGCGCCTCGGCGATCGCGTTGTTGAGCCGGTCGCAGCCGCGCGCGAGGACGATGTTGTCGTCGACCGCCATGGTCTGTTCGTCGAGCGCGAGCTGCCGCTGCTGCGCGTCGAAGTCGCCGCCGCGCTGATATTCCTCCATCGCCCAGGCGACGCACTCGGCATGGGTCGACTTCATCAGCAGCGCCTTCCTGTGCTCGGGCTTTTTCTCCCGGCGCGCGGCCTGTCGGGCGAGATCGGCCCAATGCAGAATCGTCGGCGGGGTGAGGCTGTCGCCGCCCTGAAGGAGAAAGAACGGCTCGCCCGGCTTGAGCGTCTCGAACGCGTCATATTCGCCGGGGCGGTCCTTGGTGGAGAGGAGGGGTTCGTCGGTCATGCTGCGATCCGATCGATGTTCTGGCGGACGACACGGAAGGTAAGGGCAAGGATTTCTGGGTTGTCCTGCCAGCGCTCGCCATCGGCCGGGTGGAGGCTGTCCCACAGCTCGCGATAACTGGTGACGGGCGATCGGTTCGGCACGGACGCATGCGGATGCGGCTTGCCGTCCGCATAGGTCTCATAGCTTTTCCAAGCTCGCTCGCCGTGCACGTCGACCGGCTCGATGCCTTCGGCGATCGCGTCGACCTGGTCTATGTCATGCAGCCGCTGGAAGCGAACCTCCTCGATGATCAGCGTCAGGCGCGAGGCCCAGCGGGGCATATGAATGGAGGGGCGATAGCGGCTGGGGAGGAAATCCCAATCACGATCATCGTGCTTCGTGAACGCGGCAGCTTCGACCGCTTGGAATGATGGCGCGACCACCTGCGCGGATCCGCCGGCCTGAAAGTCGATCCAACCGAGCATGTCGGCCTCGTCCCAACCTTGAGCCGCTTCTGGCGATACGCGCCAACTCTCCCGCACATAGAGCCGATCGCCGACCTCGCACCGACGAAGCGGCGACGACGCGAGCCGGCGCGTCTGCGTCTTCCGGCCGTCGAGAAGCGCGCGGACCATCGGGCCCGAGAAGATGATGGGGCGGTCCGTCATGCCGGGATCCCGTCGTGCTGGACGCCATCGAGCAGGCGGCCGGCGCGCTTCTTGCCGATCTGATACATCCATTGGTACCCCACCGGCGCCGCATCTGGATCGTCCAAGGTGGCGTGGAACGCGGCGAGGGCCTCACGATCGACCTCAATCGCTCGCGAGTTATGCGCTTGGCGGCTTGCCACGCGGCGGGCGTGTTCAGCGACGCTGAAATCCTCCATGCAAATGCGCCCGTCTGCGAGTAGGCCGAGGCCGCGCGACCGGGGGAATTGGCGCTCCCGCTTTTCCGGTCCATGGCGGTAAATATCTACCGATCCGGTCGGCGCCCATTCGCCCCATTGCTTGAACAGGAACGGCACCCCCGCCGCCGCGCACTGGTCGCGCAGGCTCCGCGCCCAATCCGGATGCATCGGCCGCGCGCCGGGACCGCTCTCGCCTCCGACGATGACCCAGTCCAAGGCTGAAAGCCATTCGTCGCGCAGCACGACCCTGCCCAGGAGCGGCTCCATCGACAGGCCTATCCATGGGATGCCCAGTTTGCGCTTGAGCTCGATCAGGCGCGGAATGTCGCGATCGGCCTCGTCCTGGTTCACGACGGAAATCATCAGGCCGGCATGCTTCGGCCACGCGCCGGCGCCGATCGCCGCCAAGCGCTTCTCGACGACCGATATCCGCTTCGTCACGATCTGGATGGCAAGCCTGTCGCAAGCGACGATATGGCCCCACGCCTCGGCAAACCAGTCGATCGGAACTTCGGTGTCGAACAGGTCCGACATGGACTGGATGAAGACGCGACGGCGCGGCGTCACATTGAACCCGCCGATATGGTGATCGGCAGCCCACCACGAATAGCCGTTGTGCAGCTTGTAGAGGAGCTTCACCGCACCCTTGATCTTCCGGCGCACGGCCCCGAGGCCCCACGCCAGGCCAGTGCGCTTGGCCCACGCCTCGGCATAGCAGTGATCGCAGCCGGGACCGACCTTGGTGCAGCCCCACCAAAAATTGACGGTGGCGTCGGTCCATTCGATCTTGCTGTTCTCACCCATGCTTCATCTCCCGATATTTCTGCGCCGCCACCCCAAGCAGCCCGATCCAGCGCCAGTGCATCACCGAGCACTCGTCGATCGCCGGGGGCGGCGTCAGCAGGTCGCGGGCGCGGTAGGCGATCGGGAGCGGGGGGCGGCGATTACGCACGAGCCACCCTCCCCGCGTCCCGCGCTGCGTTGAGGCGGGCCATCGCCGCGTCGCTGCCGCCCCTATCGGGATGGAAGGATGGAGCGAGCCGCCGATAGGCCAACTCGATCGCTTCGAGATCGGCGTCGGCCGTCAAGCCCAGCACCTGCCACCACTGTTCCGGCGCCGGGAGCGCCTCGAATCCGGTGAAGGCCCGATCGAGCATGTCGGAGGCGCCCCAGCGCTCGATCCCACGCATCGCCTCGATCGTCTTGCCGATGGCGCGCATGTTGTCGTGCAGCTGGTAGAACTGGTCGCAGGCGAGCACGACGGGCTTGCCCTTACGTTTGAAATAGACCGCGACGCCCGGATCGCCCCAACGTCGGGTCATCGACGGAGAGCCGTCTCGGTTCAGCGGCTGATCGGTCGACACGATGACCTCGCGGGCGCCGAGCCGGGACAACTCGTCCATCATCTCCAGCTTCGCCTGGACCGGCGTGACCTTGAAAGCCGCGTCACGGCGCGAGCGGGCGCGCGGCCAGCCTGCCGGCCAGTGAAGGGGATAGGCTTGGGTCATTTCCCCTTCCGCAGCGCCGCCGACCGCCGGTCCGCAGCCTCTTCCACCCGCGCGGCCTGGTCGTCGTCGAGCAACGCAAGGTCGGTGTCGCGCATGAAGGCGTCGAGGTCGGCGAGCAGCTCCTTGCTGTTGATCTCCGCGATCAGGTCGTCGGCGGCGTCGACGGTGGTGTGCGCTTCGCCGCGCTGGTCGTCGGCGGGGCCCTGCTGGACCTGGTCGTCGTCTTCATCGGTCGGAAGCTCGCCGGTCTGCGGGTCGGCACCGGCTTCGGCCGCATCGATCTCCTGCTGCGTCGGGCCGGCGAGTTGCGGCGCATCGGGCTGGACGCTGAGAACATGCGCCGCCGATCGGGCCGCGATGCTCTCGTCGGTCGCCTCGACGTCGATCAGATCGCCCGACATCGGAAGCGTCTTCGAATGGCGACGCATCACCGTCTTGCGGGCCATTTCACCGAACCAATCGACCCAAGGCCCCTTCGGCGGGATAGCCTTGCCATCGCGCGTGGTCTTGTTGACCGCGCCCGTCTGGCTGGCCTGCCGGACCTTGTTGATCTCGCTTCGGCGCATGACCTCGAACGACTTCGTGCCGTCCTTCATGGTCGCGACCGAATAGGCGGCGACGATGTTCTCGTCGGCGAGGTCCTCGTCCGAAAGCTCGAGCATCGGCCTATGCCGCAGCATCGCCTCGGTACCGGCTTCGAAGATGAAGGCCCCCTCCTCCGCCTCGCGCCGATAGACGACGTTGGTTTCGAGGGAGCTGATCTCGCCCGATTGCAGGATCTTCTTCCGCAGGCCGAACGCCATCGGCATGTATTGCGCCTGGACGACGGTGATCCATTGGCCGCCCGGATCCTTTTTCCGGGTGTTGAACGTGACGATCGCGGCCTCGCGGCCATCGGGAAGCAAGCCGTCCTGCGCCGCCTTCATGCAGCTGGTGATCAGGCTGCCGCGATCGGCCTTGAGCAGGTCGGGATTCGACTGCGCCGCGGTCATGATGGTGCGCTGGAACTTCTCGGGAGTGATATGCGCCGGCAGCGCCATCTTGAAGTCGTCGGTCCGGTTGGTGAGCGATCGGCGCAGGACGTCATATTCGTTGGGCATGCGCTGCGGCGCGACGGCGCCGGGCTGCTGGCGGGTGGCAAGCTGGTTCATGGATATCTCCGGGGTCAGTACGGGATGGCGTCGGTGTCGACGCTGGTGCTCGCCGCCGCGTCGCCGAGCGCGCCGAGGTCGGCCGGATCGGCGACATCCTCGACGCGGCCGATGATCGGCTTGCAGGCGAAGGGCGGCGCTTCGTCGCTCACCGAGACGACGGTGACGCGCTTCCAGCCATCCGAGCGATTATCGGGCACCTTCACGCGATCGCCGGGGAACAGGTCGGGCCCGTCCCACGAATAGGTATAGGACCGGGTGTCGGTGTCCTTGAACTTGACGGCTACGAACTTGGTCATCAGTCGATCCTCGCGATTGAATGGGAGCCATCGGGCTGGATCACGGCGACCCAAGCCCCGTTGAAAATGATGATGCGCTCTTCGCGCAGGCTGGCTTCGGCGATCGCAGGAATGGCGGGGTCGCCGGGATAGGTGATCGTCATCTTGTCGAGATCGACCGCGAAGCCCTTGAACTCACGCCAGCCACCGCCATGCTGATACCAGCGATCGATCTGAGCCGCGGCGCCCAACGGACTGTGCTCAGACAGCCACGCCGGAATGTCGCCGAGCAGGTCATGATCGGAGCAGCCGATGCGGACCTTGTGGTTTGCCGCGACGGGGGTGAGGCTAAAGTTGACCATCAGCGATTGCTCGCCTTGATGTCCGACCAGACGCGGACGCCCTCGATCTCGCGGACGCCGCCGCGCACCTGGTTGGCGACGGCCTTGTCGATCGCCTCGCGGACCTTCTCGTTCTTGGCGAGGCCGGCGGCGATGAACGCAACCTCGTAATCCGTGACCTGGCTAAGCCATACCTTGGTGCCCGACACGGCCGCGCCGAAGTCGCCACGGATGATTTCGCGCTCGGGCTCTATGGCTGGCGGCGGAGGGGGCGCAGGCTCGAACGGCGTGACGCTTACGGCCTCGGTCTCGGTGCTGGATGCTTCGGCGGCCGCTTTCTGCCGCTCCCATTCCTCGCGGCGGCGCGCCTCTTCCGCCTCGCGCGCCCGGCGAGCCTCAGCCTGCCGGCGCCGGTCCTCCTCTCGCAGAAACGCGGCCTGCTTTGCTTCGACCTTCGCCTTGGCAGCGCTGAGGGGGCCGGCCTGCTCGTTCTTCGCGGCGTCCACCGCGCGGCCGGCGGCGAGGTACGGAGCCTTCGTCGTCGTGTGCGCGTCGTCGACCACCTTCTGCGCGGCGCGGATCTGCTTCACGAGGTCGCCGCACTTGCCGGCGGTCACCTCGTCGGTGGCGACGGCGCGATCGCTGGCGGCGATCAGGTTCTTGACCCGGTCGCGGAAGCCGTCGCGCTGATCGAGCACCTCGTCGAAGGCTGCGCGCGCCTCGATATCGAGCGGCGGGCGGTTGTGACCCTGGACGCTGCCGGCGGCCTGCGGGGCGGCGGGCTTCGTCGGCCAGGGCTTCACATCATCGAACTTCGTGGCCATCAGATTGACTCCTCTGCGCTAACGGGGGTCGGAAGGGTGTCGTCGCCATCGGGCGCAGCGGCGGGCGCGACATATTCGTCGACCTCGGCGAACTCAGGCGGCTCGGGCTGCGCGATCATCGGCAGGGGCTTGAACTCGCCTGCGATCACCACGTCGGTATCGACGACGGCGAGCATGATGGCGGCGCGAGCGATCGCCATTTCGACGACCTCGCGGGTCGCCTCAGGCGTCAGCTTCACCGTGACGTTGTTGTACGACAGGTCACCGATCTGGAACGTGACGGAGCATTCATAGCCTTCGCCGTATTTCTCGGTGCCGATGGCGACGTTCTTCACTTTGAGCATCGTGGCTCTCCTCAGAATGGGATCGGGGTGTGGTTGGGATCGGCGCGACGGGTCGGATCGGCGACCACGTCGTGGCCCTCCGCCGCGCCCCAGCGCTGCAACTCCACAAGGCGGCGCGCCTCGGCTTTGTCGATCGGATCATCGGCGCACTGTGGCCAGACGCGATCGAGCGGGATGATCTCGCCGTTCGCGGTTGCCTGCCAGCGGTGGGACCGATCGAGGACTCGCGCCGTCGTCGGATCGTCCGCATGCTCGTGGTTGAGCGGCGGGCCGAACCAGACCCGAATAGCCACCCAGACCGCGCCCGATCGCAAGCGCATGCGGTAATAGCCGGCGATCGGCATGTCCGGATCGAAGCCGGCGACGGGCGCGGCGGGCGCGACGGGCGCGGCGTAGATCAGGTCGGGGCGGCTCACCGGCCCTGCGCCCCGTTGGCGTCGTCGCGCTCCGAAGCGACGACGCTGGGGGTTTTCGGCTTGATCGGAGCGGCCGGCGGGGAAGTTCGCGCCCGGTGGTCGCGCAAGGTGATCTGCACCGCCCACAGACACAGCGAGATGATGCCGAGCGAGACGAGCAGGCTGGGGAGTTGGGCGAGCGTCACAGCCCGCACGCCTTCGCGATCAGGTCCAGCGACTTGCCGGTCAACTCGCGCTCCTCGGCGAGGACGATCGCCTGCGCTTCGAGGATCGAGTTTTCCAGCGCCGCGCCGCGGTAGCCGTGCGGATCGTTCGCGGTCGTGCAGGACAGCAGCTCGCGGTCCATCCGCGCGATGTCGGCGATGTGGGCCGCGAGGTTGAGCCGGGCGCGCTCGGTCTCGGTGAGGGCGAAGGGCGCGTTCATGCCGCTACCCTCCCCGGCCCCATGTCGACGACGTCGGTCAGCGGGACGTCATAGCGATACGCCACGATCGTGTTGCGCGGCCGCCCGGCGCTATCGAGACCGGGCGTCCAGAACTGCGCCCTCCATCCGGCGGCGTAGGGGTGCTGGGGCTCGGAACCGTCGGCGAACCGGACCCAGACCATGGTCGACCACGGCTCGGGGCACGGGCCGCCATGGTGGGCGATCCAGCCATCGGCGGCGATCAGTTTGGTTTGGGCGTTCATGATCAGGCCACCTTCTCGGCAGCGTGTTCGGACTCATCCTCGACCGGCGCATAATCCTTCAGCGCCTCGGTCGAACGAAGCTCGATGAACTGGATCAGCAGGCGATATTGCTGGCCATCGGGGCTGTCGCCGTGCCGATCCTGTACCGCAGCACCGAACTGTTCGAGCGAGCCCGAGAAGCAGCCGCGCGAGACCATGACGGTCCGGTCCTTCTGGAGAAACCAGCAGAGTGTGCCGTTCTCGCTGCCGACGCAGGAGAACCATCCGAGATGGTTGCAACGGTAGACCCACGCGTCGCCGTAGACCCGCGCGTCGCCGTCGACCCACGCGTTGCCGTCGACCCACGCGTTGCCGTAGACCCACGCGTTGCCGTCGACCCACGCGTCGCCGTAGACCCGCGCGTCGCCGTAGACCCGCGCGTCGCCGTCGACCCGCGCGTTGCCGTAGACCCGCGCGTTGCCGTAGACCCACGCGTTGCCGGAGACCTGCGCATTGCCGTCGACCCACGCGTCGCCGTAGACCCGCGCGTCGCCGTCGACCCACGCGTTGCCGTAGACCCGCGCGTTGCCGTAGACCCACGCGTTGCCGGAGACCTGCGAAAGGTTCTCCTCCTTCTCGACATAGCCGCCGGTGTCGCCGGCAGCGATACCGAGCGCGGTGATCGCCACCAGTGCGCGGATGCGGAACAGCGTGCGACCGTCCCATGTCTTGACGGTGTCGTCCTTGACGAGCTCGTAGCGCTTTGTCGGGGCGGCGGTCTTCGGAGTGTGGGCCATCTCTCATCCTCGATGCGGCGCCGCGACCCGAGGGGGCATGGGTCGCGGCGCCTGGAGCGCCGGTCGATCCCAAGGGGTTGGATCGATCGGCGTTGAGGATGAAAATAGCTATGTTTCGTAGCGCGTCAACAACAAATGTAGCGTGGCGCTATATTTTGTACCATCCCTTCATGGGGCGCGGCAGCGCGCAGAGCGCGGACTGCGCTGGATGAGCCAGCTTCACGATTGGATTGGTGGTTGAGCCGAAAAGCCGGCGATGGCTTTTTCGTGACTGTTCAGGATATTTTGGAATGGCAGTAGACCGGTGCCAACTACTTTCTATAGCAGTTAAGCGAAATCTCTCCGTAATCTGCCGCCTCTTCGTCAAGAAGAGAGCCGTCACCATAAACAAAAGTTTGGAATCCGACGTAGCCTCCAAACCGATTTTTAGCGTTATACTCTCCGCATACGAGAGGCCCGATCTGACTACGGTGGACACCAACGTTGCGATATTGGGCTGAGCTTGGATCTAGAAGAGTTTCAGCTAAAGCGGCCTTAGCTTCCGCAATGATCGCCATATTGGGATTGGCACGCGGCTTAGGTTTAGCAAACGCCTCTGAACACAAAAGCGCCGCTATAACTATAAATCCCTTGCGAACCATATTGCCCTGCCCTCAATCGTGATGTCTTCGGCATCTACTTCAATCGGTGTGTCGTTCGGATTCTCCGATATCACAAGCACCCTATCGCGGCCGGCGGGCCGCAATTTCTTGAGCCCGTGAGCACCATATAGCGTAATCCAATAGTAGCCGTCGATGCGGCTTAATGTTCGGTCCGTGGTGTCGACCAAGATGCGGTCGCCAGTATAGAACTTCGGCTCCATGCTACTGCCGATGCCCCGAACCATCCGGAGCCGATGATATGGGGCGCGAGTGATCGAGCGGAGAAGTCCTATATCGAATTCGACCGGCTCGCTTTCGACGAAGTCCTCGATTGGCGTACCTGGCCCCATAGCCAGCGAGAGATCGAGAGAGGTTATGGGGGCAGTTTCTCCTTGTGAAGCATTGATCATTGCAGGGAGGTCTGGTTCCCGGCCACCCTTCCGCTTCGGAACAGTCGGTGCGACGCCACCCCTCAATAACCAGTCGGTAGGGATGCCCAAGAGCCCAGCAAAATGCGAGGCATGCTTGGCGAAACCGTTCTGGTTGTTCTCATATGCACGGTAGGTCACCCGCTTGATTTTCGCGACATCCGCGAAATCTCCGGCGTCTTCATAGCCGGCCTGCAAGCGAGCCCACCGAAGACGAGACCCCGCCGATTCGAATTCGTTGATCCTCATGTGCAGGACATCGCACGAAGCCGCGCTACAAATCATATTGCTATGGCGTGCTACGTTTGATAGCGTATCGGCGCTATGGACACTTCCAACATCATTCATGAGCTTGGTGGCGCGAAATGCGTTGCCGAAGCCATGCGCGCCCGCTCGGTTGATGTCGCCGATGTCACCGTTCGATCCTGGACCCTTAGGGGCCGATCCATCCCGGCGAAATATTGGGTGCATATCGCCGCCATCGCCTCTGAGCAGGGCAAGTCGATCTCTTTCGAACGCCTTGCGCAGAACGCGGCCGCACCCGCCCAAGGCGCGGCGGCATGAGCGTGCACCCGATCCTCCGCCAGCAGCCGGGGCTCGCGCGGCTTCCGCGCCATGTCGGCCGTCGGTCGTGGCGCGAGCTGATCAACAGCAAGGGGGTGCGCCTGGAGCTCACCCCGCGCGACACTCCCGCCGAGCTCATCGCGCTCGACATCACTGAAAACGGTGTGGGCGTGGCGAAGGTCGACGCCAGCGGGCGTCATTCCGCATTGGCTATCCACGGCGCCCGTATGGCCCAAGAACTGGCCGGCGTGATCACGGACTATGCGCGCGACCACGTAGACAACCTCAAGCGAACAGCTTTTCCGCTTCATCAATCGCGGTCTGGAGAACCTGATGAATGAGGTCGTTGGTTCTTCGGTCGGAATAGACCTTTTCGATGCTGTCACACACGATAGATCGCATCTCAGCTCGACTATTCTTGTTCCTGACCAGATGGGACACAAGCGCGCGGATCGCGACGCCGTGTGCGAGGGCAAGCCCCTCGACGCGTGCCATTCGTTGTTCCAGTGGCGCAGCCATGTCCATTCCTTTCGTGTCGGAGTCGCAACCAACACGATAGCCGAACCGGCGGCGGGTTCCAGTTCCCGCCGCCGGCGAGGGCTGTCCGCATGACCACCCTCGCCTGGATCTTCGTTGCCGCCTTCGCGCTCGCCACCATCCTCGGTGCCGCATGCTGCTGGCTGCTGAACTTCGCCACCGAGCTGCACTTCGACGACGCCGATGGCCTGTCCGACGCCGAGGCGGCCGAGCTTCACCATGTTCGACAGGAGGATTGAATGACCCGGCGTCAACGCGAGCTGCTGGTCTTCGTCGCCGGCTATCAGGAACGAAATGGCGGGATATCGCCGAGCTGCAGCGAGATGGCTGCCGCCTTGGGCCTGGTCGCGAAGAGCAATGCCATTCGCTTGCTTGACGCCCTTGAGGAGCGCGGCTTCATCCGCCGTGTAAAGAACCGGGCTCGCAGCATTGAAGTCCTCCGCCCGGCGCCTGCACTGCCCAGCGCCACCGTCGCGCCGCCCACGGAAGCCGAGCGCGTCATCCCGATCTACGCGCTGGACGCCCGGCCGACCGCCGCCACGGACCGCTATCCGTTTCTGTCGCACCGGACCTGCGCGGAATGGGGTGATCGTTCGCTTCATGGGCAGGCTGCCTAAGCCATGGCCACACCGGACATCCACCCCCGTTACCGCAGCGTTTCCGGATCTAAGCTGATCGAGACGATCGGCAAATCGCTCAAGGCGATCAAGGCCGCCGATGGCCTGACCTATGCCGAGCTCGGCGAGGAACTGGGCAAGAGCGGCGACATGGCGGAAGCCTATCGCCACGGTACGTCCGAAATGTCGATGACCACCTTCCTGCGCGGCTGCCAGCGCTGGAATGGCCGCTTCGCCAACGCCACCTTCGCGATGCTCGGGCTCAAGCTGGTCCCCCTCGACGGTGAGCATCTCTGCGACCGCAAGGCCATGACGATCGTCATGCGCGCGCAGGTCGCGATGGCCGAAAATCTCGAGGACGGCGTGCTCGAGGACCACGAGCTGGTCGAGGACCGGGAATGGATCGAGGCCGCTGGCGCGGTCTTCGACGGATGGCGCCAACGCCTGGCGCAGATCGACGGGAGGCACATGTGACCCACCACATCGACCACCACCGCAGCGGCCCCATCGTCCGCCACGAGCCCACCCACCGCCGCGAGCGCGACGGATCGTGGAGCTTCACCGACGGCGCCGTCCGCGACATCCGGGAGCAGGCTGCCGAGAAGCGGCGCGAGGGATGGTCGACGCGGCGATCGCGCGCTGCCGCGGCCGCGCGGTCGCTGCGTCCGGAATTGGGGTTGCCGGCGTGACGCCTGACAATCCTCGCCCCCACTGCCAGAACGTCGACGCCTGCGTCGCGAAGAAGCCGACCACGCATTGCCGGCGCTGTTCGATCATGCGGATCGCCAACGACCCGGCGATGGAGCAGCGCCGCCTCGATCGCGTCCGCGCGCTGTACGAAGACCCTGAATATCGCGCGGCGCATATCGCGCGGCTTTGCGAGGTCAACAGGCGGCCGGAGATCCGGGCGAGCCGGGTCGAGCATGGCAAGCATATCCACGCGACGGTTCTCAGCCGGCCCGACGTCCGCGCCAAGAGCCAGTCGCCGGAAGCTCGCGCCCGCGCGGGTCGCACGCGCAGCGAAACTGTCCTTTCATGGTGCCCGCCCGAGAAGCGCGCCGAGTACATGCGCCTCGTCAAATGGAAACATATCCCCGCGGCCGAAGCGCGGCGGATGATCGAGGCCGAGCTCGGCATCTTCACGCCCGAAGAAGAGGGGCGCCGGATCGTCGATCGCATCACGATCGAGATGCACATGCGCGATGCGCGCCGGAAAGTGCAGGCGTACTGATGAGCCAGAACCGCTCCTCCGCCGTGATGCAGCAGCGCCACGAGGCGCACGACTCGCTCGACGACTTCCCCACTCCGCCGTGGGCAACGCGCGCGCTACTCACGTTCCTCGACGAGCAGGGATTTGACCTCTCCGGGATGACCTGCCGCGAGCCGGCGGCGAACCGGGGGCATATGGTGGCGCCGCTGCGAGAAGTGTTCGGCCATGTCGAAGCGGCCGACGTCCACGACTATGGCGTAGGGTTTCCGGTCGAAGATTATCTCTTCCCCGGTGCGGATGCCTTCCCGGTCGACTGGACTATCACCAATCCGCCGTTCCGGTTGGCCGAACAGTTCATCGAGTGCGCCTGCGCAACAAGCCTAGTCGGAGTTGCGGTCATCGTCCGCGCCGCCTTCCTGGAGTCGGTCGGCCGCTATGAGGCGCTGTTCTCGAAGAACCCGCCAAGCTTCGTGCTGCAGTTCAGTGAGCGCGTCGTCATGCACAAGGGACGGCTCGCGCCTGAGGGATCGACCGCGACCGCCTATGCTTGGCTGGTCTGGATCGAGGGCGAAGACGACACGCGGCTGAGATGGATAGCGCCATGCCGGAAGCGCCTCGAGCGCGATGGCGATTATCCGGAGGTAGCCGCTTGATGACTGGCATCTCACCTCACGAGGGGTTCGAACTCCATATCCTCAAGCGCCTGGCGCGCGGCCCGGACTGGTCGCAACGGTTCCCGCGTCTCAAGCCGGTGATCGATCGGTTGCAGGACCAGGGCCATGTCGAGCGCTATCCCGCGCCCGGCGCCAAGGTGCCGCTGATGATCAGGATCACGGCATCCGGTGAGGGCCGGCTCGCCGCCCTGCGCCGAAAGGCTGCCGCATGATCGGCGGCTCCGTCCAATTGAGATCCTACCGGCGCGCGCGCCGCGACGGCCTCGCGACCGAGGAAGCCGCGACCCTCGCCGGCATCTCGATCGGCGAGGCGCGGCTGCACGACCAGGATGACGCGAAGAACCCGCCGCCGCCTGAGGCCTACGAACCGATACCCGCGCCGGCCGGGACCGCCGGCACCATCACAGAGGAGCCAGAAATGGCGAGACCGAAGAAGCAGAGCGGAACGGTGAATGGCGAAGTGCCCAAGCCCGATCCCGCGCTCGCGGTGAAGATCTACCGCGAGGACATCAAGCCGGCGCAGGCCCGTGTGGGCGAATATGCGCAGGAGCAATCGACCGCCTACAAGGCGATCAAGAAGCAGGCGCATATCCAGCCCCAGGCGGCCAAGCTCGCGTTCAAGCTCGACGGCATGGAAGAGAGCAAGCGCGACGACTATCTGCGCTGCCTGCGCGGCCTCCTGACCGAGCTCAAGATCTTCATGCCGTCAGACCTGGTCGACGCGGCGGAGGGCAAGAGCACCGGCGGCGACGTCATCCCGACCGGCGAGCGGCCGCGCCCGAAGCTGGCGACCGTCGGCGGCACTGCGCACCCGATCGACGATTCCGACCTCGCCGGTGGCGACGAGCCCAAGGCCAGCGCCGACGAAGACGAAGCCTGGGTCGTGTTCGATCCCGAGGCGCAGCTCTACATCGACCAGACCGGCAAGGACTGGTCCGCCTTCGCGGATTGCGGCCGGTTCACCAAGGCCCGCGCCCAGGAGATCATCGACAGCTTCGGTGACGACGCCGACGGGCTGCAGATCGTCGATTCCGCCGGCCCGCTGCCTGGTCCCCTCGTGTCCGAGGCGGCTGAATAGCCCATGCGGACCATCTTCCTCGATCTGTCCAAGCGCTCGGCAGGGTACGCGTGCTGGGGCCCGGGTGATCCCCGGTGCGTCTCCGGCGCGTGGATCCTGGGCAGTGAATTCACCTCCGACGGGCTCGTCTATTGCAAGCTGCACGAGAACCTCTCGGACCTGCACGCGCTTGGGCGGATCGAGGCCATTTTCTGGGAAGAGCCGCTCGACGCGCGCGTGCTTAGCGGCCACACCAATATCGATAGCCTGCGCGTGCTGAACGGCCTCGCCGCGCATGCCGCGAGTTGGGGCGAGGCGATGGGCTGCCGGATCGTCAAGGCGGTCAACATGACCGTCTGGCGCCGCTTCTTCATCGGCGCGATGCCGCGGGCGACGAAGTCGGCCGACCTCAAGCTGATGTCGATGCAGCGCTGCCGCCAGCTCGGGTTCAAGCCGGCCACGCATGACGAAGCCGAAGCGATCGGCGGGCTCTCCTATGCCTGCGATCAGCTCAACCTCTCGCCGCCGTGGCGCGACGCGCATCTCTTCGGCGGGCGGACCGTGCGCGAGGGGCGGTTGTGAGCCGCGTGGCCCTCTTCCCCTCCACCGATCCCGACCGGCTTTGGGAGCGCTACGCCGTGCTCGCGCGCGCCATCATGTCCGACCAGACCAAGCTGATCGACCGCGATCATATGCAGGCGATGGCCCGCGCCCATGATGAATGGCGCGCCGCCTTCCTGGCCAGCGAGAGGCGCGCATGAGGAACCTGCAGGCCGTGCCGTCGAACGACGGCGAACCCTATCCCGAGACGCTGTACAGCTACGACACCGAGGCGGCGCTCCTCGGCGCTGTGATGCTCGAGGCGCGCATGGCCGACATGATCGGTGAGATGGTGGCCCCGGCCGACTTCTATTACCCGTTGCACGGCAGGATCTTCGCCGCCGTGCTGAACGAGGTCGCCAACGGCCGCCAGCCGTCACCGATTCTGCTGCGCAACCAGTTCGTCGACGACCCCGAGATCGCAGGCTATGGCGGCCCCGGCTACCTCACCAACCTGACAGGATCCGGCGCGGCGATCGTCGGTGCGAAGGACTTCGCCCGCTGCATCGCCGACCTGGCCAAGCGCCGCCGCCTGATCGACCAGATGCGCCTCCTGTCCGACGACGTCATGACGCAGGTCGACAAGCCGGTTGAGGAGCTCATCGACGGGCTCGACGGTGCCATGGCAGACGCCCTGCAAAAGAACGAGAGCGCCACGGCCGCGTCGATCGCCGAGGCATGGGACGCCACGATGCGCGAGATCGAGGACGAGGCCGCCGGCCGCGCGCCGCGAGGCATCGAGATCCAGCGCCTCCCCGACTGGAACGACGTCGTCGGCCCGATGCGCGGCGGAGAGGTCACTATCCTCGCCGGCCGCCCCAGCATGGGCAAGACGGCCGTATCGCTCGCCGTGACGCTAGGAGCCGGCCAGGCATCCGCGGGAGCCCTCTTCATCAGCCTGGAAATGGAAAAGAAGGAGTTGATGAAGCGGGCGATCACCGACCTGATCTACAAGCACGGCGAATCCGCCAGCTTCGACCATGTCCAGAAGGGCAAGTTCAACGCCTTCGACCGGCAGCGCATCGCCGATGCCCGCGCCGCGATCGATAACTGGCCCGTGCAATTCTACGACCCGTCGACGCTACGCATCGGGCGCCTCGCGATGACGATCCGCCGCTATCAGCGCCGCATGGCCGGCAAAGGCCAGCAGCTCAAGGTGGTCGTGATCGATTATCTCGGCTTGATCCAGCCCGATAATCCCAAGGCGAGCCGCTACGAACAGGTCTCGGTGATCAGCCGCACGGTGAAGCAGATCGCAAAGGAATGCGGCGTTCACATCGTGATGCTTGCCCAGCTGAACCGGCAGGTCGAGCAGCGCGAGGACAAGCGGCCGATGCTGTCGGACCTGCGCGACGCCGGCGATATCGAACAGGACGCCGACAACGTCATCTTCCTCTACCGCGAGCAATATTATCTCGAGCGCGCCGAGCCGGACCCGTCCGACATGAAGAAGCATCCGGCCTGGGAAACATCCATGGATGCGGCGCGCGACCGCGTGGAGCTTATCTCCGCCAAGCGCCGCAACGGCAGCATCGGCAGGCGGACATGCTGGTATTTCGCCGCTCATCAGGCGGTGCGTGGTTCGCGTTTCTATCAGGACATGAATGTATGACGGATCTCCCCGCGCCCTTGACACCGCCCGACTGCGACCTGCGCGGGCTCAAGTTCATGCCGCTCGACGTCCAAATGGTGCGCGACAGCTCGCTCACCGCCAAGGCCCCGACGGAAGCATTTCGCGCGGCTGTGATCCTGTGGTGCGCCGCCTGGCAGCAGGTGCCCGCGGCCAGTCTTCCGGACGATGACGAGGAACTTGCGCACCTTTGCGGTTATGGTTTCGCGCAAAAAGAGTGGAAAAAAATCCGAACATGGGCGCTGCACAAGTTCGTGAAGTGCAGCGACGGCCGACTATATCATCCCGTCATCGCGGAAAAAGCCATCGAAGCCGGCGGCCGCCGCGGCGAATGGAACGAGAAGAACGACACGCGCGCGGAACGCCAGAAACGCTGGCGCGCCCGGCAAAAGGAGCTTTCCGAACTGCTCCGCGAGCGCGGCGTAACGCCTCCCAAGGGCGCCTCGCTTGAGACGCTTGAGCGTCTACTTGGAGACGCACATGTAGACAGCGATGTAGACGCCAAGCCGTCTACATGCCCGTCTACCGTAGACACGGGAGAGATGCGTAAGACAGGGACAGGGACAGGGACAATACCCCCTACCCCCGTGAAAGCCCCGTCTACGCCACCGATCACCGATCGCCTTCACCGGGTGATGGAGGAGGGCCGGTTCACATCCCCGCCCAATGACGGGAAGCTCATCGACGAATGGCTCGCGGCCGGTGCCGACTTCGACCGGGATGTGATCCCGATCGTCCGCACCGTCTCGCAGCGGATGATCGACGCTGGCCGGGGACCGTTCAAGCTCAAGGCATTCGACGCCGCGATCCGCGAGAAGCTGGCCAACGACGATGCCGAGGTCCAGCGGTTGAACCGGACCGCGGAACGCTTGCGGCGGGATGCGGCGGCACAGGCGGCTGCGGATGCGGCGCAAGCTGCCGATGAAGCGCGGTGGGCGCAGCAGGCGGGGGGACGATAGGGTTTTCATGGGCAAGCATCTCCCGTTCAACCGATCGCCGGTCCGGCCGCACCAGGTCCGGGTCTGCCCGATCGATTTCGCCGACGTGTTCATCCGCGGTGGATGGGCAGCGGTTCGTGCCGAGTTCGGCCTGCATTGGCAGACCGAGCGCCGCTGCGTCGAAGAGGCTGGCGGCGAAATGCTAAAGCGGAAGCGCAGGGCCTACCTCGCCCAGGTCCGCAAGCTGCGCAAATCGGTCCAACCACGACACGAGAAGGTCGAACCAATCCAGGAGACGAGCGCCGCCGTTCGCGCAGCGATCGAGTTCATGCGGGGCCCGAAAGGTGGAGCGTGGCTGATCACTGCGACTGGCACCGGGGATTTCTTCTTCGGCGCTACCCGGCTGACCGGCGCCGAGATCGTCGAGAAAGCCAAGCGCAAGGGGTTCACTCACGGCGTTGCCGCGCACCTGATCGCGGCGGAATAGCCATGGCGACCAACCCCATCCACGTTACCGATCACGCGATCGTCCGCTACATGGAGCGGGTCTATGGGATCGACATCGAGCGGATTCGTGCCGAGCTGTCCTCGCCGACGGCGGCGCTCGCGGACCGCATCGGCGCGCCATTCGTGATCCTCAGTTCGGGGCATCGGGCGGCAGTTCGCGACGGATGCGTCGTCACCGTTCTGTCGAAGCGGGAACGGAGGCGGTTGTTGTGAGGCCGATCTCGCTCGACATACACATAAATCAGGTGATGTGCCGCAAGTATAACGCCATGCGCATGATTTGCCGCCATGTCGGTATGTTGCCAATCACCCCCGAAAAAGCGGCTGCGCACCGCGCGAAATTATCTGATCTGCAAGTCCTATGGGCCATCCAGGTAATCCTATCAGGCGCACCGCCGTGGAAGCGATCAGCAGCAATCCTTATCCTCGACCTAATTTCAGTCGATTGGCGTGAGACCGTTGGCGAGGAAATCTTAGGGTTTGTCGTTGATCGCGATGACCCGTCAGTGCGTCGGTGGCGCGCGTCGGTACTATCGAGAGATGAGTACCAATGTCGAAATTGCGGGAAGGCAGACGACCTGCAGGCCCATCATATAATCCGCTGGGTTGATGATCCAGCGCAGCGATTGAACGTCGATAACGGCATCACGCTCTGCCGCCCGTGTCACATGGAAGAGCATAGGCATTATGGCTAGTCGCCGCACATCCCGCACAAATCGCGCGCGCGAAACATTCCTCCAAGTGCTCGAGGAAACCTGCAACGTTTCCGAGGCAGCGCGACAGGCTGGAATCGGCCGCCGAACCGCTTACGATTGGCGTGGCGCCGATCCGAAGTTTGCCGCCAGATGGGAAGACGCCGAGGAGATCGCGGCTGATAATCTTGAGCAGGTTGCCCGCCAGAGAGCCATAGCTGGTTCCGATCGGCTCATGGAGATATTGCTTAAGGCGCACCGGCCAGAAAAGTTTGTGGAGCGACTTCGCGCCGACCTCACCTCGTCCGACGGCAGCATGACGCCGCCGTCCCTCGCCGACTTCTACCGCGGCGCGCCCGCGAAGGCCGATGGCGACTGAGGCGATCGCCGGAATAGGCCACAACGGCGGGCCGACGCTCAATCCGATCCTGCAGGATTTCTGGCTTACCCCGGTCAACGACAACCAGGAGCCGGTCCGAAACCGCGTGCTCTATGGTGGCCGCGCCTCGTCGAAGTCCTGGGACGCCGCCGGGTTCGCGGTCTTCCTGGCCTGCAACGTCAAGATCAAGGTGCTCTGCGCCCGCCAGTTCCAGAACAAGATCGAGGAATCGGTCTATTCGCTGCTGGTCACCCAGATCGAGCGGTTCGGGCTGCGCCGGCAGTTCCGGATCCTCGACAACAAGATCATCCACAAGCGGACCGGGTCGGAGTTCATCTTCTACGGCCTGTGGCGGCACATATCCGAAATCAAGTCGCTCGAAGGCATCGACATATGCTGGCTCGAGGAGGCGCACGCGCTGACCGAGGAACAATGGAAGGTGCTCGAGCCGACGATCCGCAAGCAGGGGTCGCAGTTCTGGATCATCTTCAACCCGATCCTGTCGACCGACTTCGCCTGGCGCCGCTTCGTCCTCAATCCGCCGCCCGGGACGCTCGCCCGCCAGATCAACTATCTCGAAAACCCGTTCCTCTCCGACACGATGCTGCGCGTGATCGAGGCGGCTTGGGAGGAGGACGAGGCCGAATATCAGCATATCTATCTCGGCATCCCGCGCGACGACGATGACAGCGTGGTCATCAAGCGGTCCTGGGTGATGGCCGCGATCGACGCGCATATCGGGCTGGGTATCGATCCGAGCGGTTCCAGGCGGGTCGGCTTCGACGTCGCGGACAGCGGCGCCGACAAGAACGCGCTCGTGGCCGCGACCGGGTCGCTCGCCACCTGGACCGACATGTGGAAGGCGGGCGAGGACGAGCTGCTGAAATCCGCGACCCGCGCCCGTGACGCCGCGGTCCAGCGCGAGGCCGAGTTGGTCTATGACAGCATCGGCGTCGGCGCCGGGGTGGGCGCCAAGGTCAACGAGTTGAACGAGGATGGCATCCATATCCGCCATATCGGCTTCAATGCCGGCGGCGCGGTCGCCAATCCCGACGCGATCTACGCCCGGTCGCACCCTGCGAAAACCAACAAGGATATGTTCGCCAACGCCAAGGCGCAGGCGTGGTGGAACATCGCCGACCGGTTCCGCAACACCTTCAACGCGGTGGAGCGCGGCGTAGAGTTCGATCCCGCCGATCTCATCTTCATATCTTCCGAGATCGACAATCTCGCCCTGCTCATCGACGAACTGTGCACGCCCAAGCGCGATTTCGACAATGCGGGCAAGGTCAAGGTCGAGAGCAAGAAGGATCTCGCCCGGGCCAATCGCAAGGGCGGCGCGAAGCCATCGCCGAATCTGGCCGACGCCTTCGTGATGGCGATGGGCACGGTCTCCAGGAAGCTCACCGCCTTCGACGTCCTGTGAACTGGCGTCCGTAGCCGCCATCGGCCGTGCGGCACAGGTTCGCTCCCATGTCAGGCCGCATCGCAAACGTCCGCCCGAAGCCCGGCTTCATGTTCGATGGCCAGTCCATCGTCCCCGCCCCACCCAACGTCATCCCGCTGCGCGACGGCCTGGGCAATGTGCTCACCGGCCGGGGCACGTCGATCGACCGGACGGTGCGCAATTTCTGGTACCGCCGGTTCCAGGACGTCCAACAGGTCTCATTCGCCTATCTCGGCTCGTGGCTGCACCGCAAGATCGTCGACATCCCCGCCGAGGACATGACCCGCGCCGGGCGCGACTGGGACGCGACCGATGACGAGATCGCGAAGATCGAGGCGGAGGAAAAGCGGCTCGGCTATTGGGAGAAGTTGTTCGAAGCGCTGCTCCTCGGTCGTCTCGGCGGTGGTGCCATCCTGATCGGGCTGGGCGACAACCCGGCGAACCCGCTCCCCGTCACGATCCGGCCGGGCCAGATCCGCTATCTCACGGTGCTGTCGCGCTGGGAACTGAATCTCGGCGAAGAGGACCGCGACCCCGAGAGCGACACGTTCAAGCAGCCGAAGTTCTATCGCCTGCCCGGTACGTCGCGCCAGGTCGATATACACCCATCGCGCGTGGTCTGCTTTCGCGGCCTGCCCATTCCGGCCTTCCCGGGCATGACCTGGGAAGACCGATTCTGGGGCATGTCGGTGGTGGAGGCGGTCGACGAGGCGGTGCAGCAGGCCACCACCGCATGCGCGGGCTTCGCCGCCCTGATCGACGAGGCGAAGATCGACGTGTTCCGGTTGGCTGGCATGGCTGAACAGCTCCTGCAACCCGGCGGCGAAGACAGGCTGCTGCAGCGCGTGGAGATGACCAACACCGGCAAGTCGGTCCACCGCGCCGTCGTCCTCGACAAGGAAGACGAGTGGGAGCAGCGGCAGCTCGCGCTTACCGGGGTGCGCGACGTGATCGTCACCTATGACGCCCGCGTGGCCGGCGCCGCGGACATTCCCGCGACCCGCCTGTTCGGGAAGTCGCCCGACGGCATGAACGCGACCGGCGACAGCGACCTGACCAACTATTTCCAGTCGGTCGGGTCGAAGCAGGAGAAGCAGTTGCGCCCGATGATGGAGCGGATCGATGCGGTTATGCTGCCGTCGGCCGGGCTCAAGGCGGACCTGACGTGGTCGTTCTCACCGCTGATGGTGCTGTCCGAGAAGGACCAGGCCGAGGTCGAGAACAAGGAAGCCGACACCGTCACGAAATACGCCAATGCCGGGCTGGTGCCGGAATCGGCGCTGGCAAAGGCGGTACAGAACAGGATGATCGAAAGCCAGCGCTGGCCCGGGCTCCAGGATGCGATCGACGAAGCGGATGCGGCGGGCGAAGGCCTGTCGGGCGAGGTCGATCCCGCCGAACTCGGCGTCGTGCCGGTGCCGGGCGCCAACCCGAACGCCCCGGGCGCCAACCCGCCTGCCCGCGCGCGCCGCGCTGCCAACGATGCGGCCATGTTCTTCGCCGATGCGAAGCCGCGCCCGCTCTATGTCCAGCGCAAGTTGCTCAACGCAGCCGATCTGATCGCCTGGGCAAAGTCGGCCGGCTTCACCTCGACGCTCCCGGCCGGCGACATGCACGTCACCGTCCTCTATTCGCGCACCGCGGTCGATCCGATGAAAATGGGCGAAAGCTGGGCTGGCGACGACAAGGGCCAGATCACCGTCAAGCCGGGCGGGCCGCGCGCCGTCGAGCGCCTCGGCGAGAGTGCCGTCGTGCTGCTGTTCTCGTCCTATGAGATCGAATCGCGCCATCGGGATATGGTCGCGGCGGGCGGGAGCCACGATTTCGAGGATTTTCATCCGCACGTGACGCTGTCGTATGAGGTGCCGGCCGGACTGGACCTCGACACGGTCAAGCCGTTCACGGGGCGGCTGCTGTTCGGGCCGGAGTTGTTCGAGCCGCTTGATCTGGAGTGGAAGCGGAAGATCACCGAGGCATAGCGGTGGCCTTCAATCTCCCCCTCATTGCCCGCGGGCAGGGTCTGCGCCGCGCCGTCACCCTCCGCCCGATCGTCCCGACGCAAGCGATGGCGACCGACCTCGCGGCCGTCTACGCGCCGGCATGGCAGGTGTGGCGCGATCACTCTGCGGCGATCATGGCGGCCTATGATCCGACGCCGCTTGCCATGGATGGCGCCCCGCTAACCATGGATGCCACCATCCATGACAGCCCAGACCAGGCCGCCAGCGAGATCGAAAGCACCGCCCGCGACTTCCTCTCCCGCCTGATCGTCGAGATCACACCCGCGCTGCGGCGCTGGGCTGTGCGAGCCGAACAGATCCACCGCGAGAAATGGGCCGCCGCGATAGAGGCCGGGACTGGCGTCGATCTCTCCACCGTATTGCTCGCGGGCGAGACGCGGGAGACCGTCGAGGCCTTCGTCGCTCGCAATGTCGCGCTCGTCCGCAACGTCTCCGACCAGGCGCAGTCGCGGATCTCCGATGCGGTGTTTCGGGGGTATCAGAACCGGACGCCCGCACGCGAGGTGGCGAAGGAGGTCCGCGAGGCGACCGGGATGGGCCGGGCTCGAGCCGTGAGAATCGCCGGGGATCAGAACGCCAAGCTCTCAGCCGCGCTCGACCTGCAGCGTCAGGCGGAGGCGGGCCTTGACCAATATCGGTGGCGGCACAGCCACAAGGCCCACCCGCGAGCCGTGCACAAGGCGCGGGACGGGAAGCTATTCAAGCTGGGGGAGCCGGCGGGGGATACGCCTGGGCAGGCGCCGTTCTGCGGGTGCCGCGCGCAGGCTTGGATTCCGCTGCTGGATGAGATCGATTGAAAATCTGGCGTCCGTAGAGCGCCTAACCAGCATCGGGGCATCCATCCCCCATGCTGTTCACCGATCGCCTCACGCTCGATGCGCCGAAGAAAGTCCAGGGTGGCTTCCTTGCCGTGCGCGCCAAGGCGGCCCGGACTGGGGTCTATCAGTACACCGGCCGGGAAGTGGACCCCGACAACAAGCACGGTCTGCGCGATACCGCGGTGGTCAATGTCCTGCGCGATGAAGCGACGGTTTTCGACACAGCGGCGGTTCAGAGCTTCATCGGCAAGCCGGTTACCGACGACCATCCCCACGAGAGCGTGACGTCGTCCAATTGGCGCGACCACGCGCGCGGTACCATCATGGGCGCTATGCGGGATGGCGAATATCTCGCGTTCGATCTGCTCCTGATGGACCAGTCGACCATCGACAAGGTCAACGCCGGGAAGCGTGAGCTTTCGAACGGCTATGTGGCCGATATCGAGTTCGGCGATTTCAAGGCCGCAGACGGCACCGCTTGTCAGGCCCGCCAGTCCCGCATCACCGACGGCAACCATGTCGCCCTGGTCAAATACGGCCGGGCCGGCGGCGACTGCGCCATCAAGGATGGTTTCGCGCTGTGCGACGCCCTGCCCTCCCATTTCCTCGACGGTCTTACCAAGGAGAAGCTCGTGAAGACCATGCTCATCGACGGTCTCACCGTCGACATCTCCAATGCCGATACGGCGGAGAAGACCATCACCACCATCTTGGCCGCGCGCGACGCAGCGAACGTCAAGGTCACCGATCTCGAAACCAAGGTCGCCACCCTCACCACCGAGGGCGCCACCAAGGACGCGCAGATCCAGACGCTCGAGCAGCAGGCGAAGGACGCGAAGCCGACCGCCGCCCAACTGCGCGACGCTGCAAAGGCCTATGCGCTGGTCTGCGACAAGGCGAAGGCGCTCGGCGTCCAGTTCGCCGAGGACGCCGACGCCGACGCGATCATGAAGGCGGTCGTCGACGCCAAGATGGGCGACGCTGCCAAGGATTGGTCCGCCGACCAGGTCGCCGCCTCGTTCGCGGTCCTGTCGAAGGACGCCGCGCCGGCCGACCCGCTGCGCGAGGTGTTCCGCGACGGCATCCGGCAGCCCGCCAACGGCGCCAAGGCGGTCGACTCGCAGCGCCGCCGCTGGCTCGCCGACAAGGCGAACGCCCACCGCATCCAGCCCCGCGCCTAAGGAGATCCCGACATGGCCGTACTTCAGAACAGCTTCAGCGAGGACATTCCCTACGGCTATGCCGGTATGGAAGCCGATGGCGAGCTGAGCAACATCATCACCCGCACGCTCGAAGGCGACACCGCCTGCGCGTTCGGCCGCCCGGTCTACCGGGGCACGGCGGACAAGGGCGTGACCCTGACGGTTTCGGCCGCGCTGATGGGCTTCGCGATCGCCCGCAAGGGCCTGCCGGTCACGTCCGGCCGCGCCGCCGACACCTTCGCGCCGGGCGACAACGTTCCGATCAAGGAACGCGGCAAGATCTGGGTGACGTCGGCCGCCACCACGACCGATGGTGCGCAGGTCTATGTCACCAGCGCTGGCGCCGTCACCAGCTCCTCGGGCGGCAACACCGCCGCGACGGGCTGGTTCTTCGAGGACACCCTGGCCAGCGCGCCGGGCCTCGTCCGCATCGTCCGCCGCTAACAGGGGGCCATTTCCATGACCAAGCATATCACCCGCGACCAGATGGCTATCCTCGAAGACGGCTCGGTGGCCGTGTTCTTCGACTCGGTCGTCGCCGCCGTCGCGCATCTCGAGGCGAACGACCATGGCATGGCCTGGCTCGACGCCGTTCGTGGCGTCGATTTCGGCGATGCCCAGCAGACCATGGCCTTCCTCGCCCCGCAGCTCCTGCGCGTCGAGCAGGGCGTCTACATGGTCAAGTACCCGACCGCCGACTATGCCGACTTCATGCCGGTCGACACCGCCGGCTCGGTCTGGACGGCGGGTTCGCTGTTCTACTCGGGCGACATCGCCGGCAAGCCGGAATGGTTCGACGTGGCGGCGGACGACATGCCCTATGCGGATGTCAGCCGGACCCAGTTCCTGCAGGAAAACCACATCGCCGGCATCGGCTACAAGTGGAACCGTGGCGACCTGGAGCGAGGCCAGCAGCTCGGCATCAACGTGATCGCTGACAAGGCGGACGCGGCGACCAAGACGGCCGAGCGCTTCATCCACAAGACCGGCATGACCGGCGACGGCCTCAAGTTCGCGACCGGCTTCATCAACGACCCGCTGATGACGACCACGACCGGCCTGATGATCACCGCCTCGTCCGACCCGGACGATGACGTCGCGGTCATCAACGACGCGCTGACCTCGGTCGAGACCAACACGCTGGAGACCTATCGGGCCGACACGCTCGCGCTGCCGACCTCGATCTGGAACATCCTGGCGTCGAAGCGGGTGACCGACACCGGCGTCTCGGTGCTGCGTTATCTCGCCGACAACTCGGTCCTCGGCCCCGTCACGCTCAAGCGGACGCGGCACCTCGAGACGGCCGGTGCCGGCGGCTCCAAGCGCATCATCGCCTATGCCAACACGATGGAGGTTCACCGCTTCCACCTGCCCGGCGGCGGTCACCAGTTCTTCCCGGCGTGGCAGAAAGGCCCGTTCTCGTGGGAAGTTCCGGGGATCATGGCGATCGGCGGCTACGAGATCCGCATCCCCAAGGCGAAGACCGCGGTCGACCTGACCGACGCGTCGTAAGCCGGAGAGACGGACATGGCCTTCTATCGCAACGATGCGCCTGGCGCTCGGATGATCCGGCTTATCGACCGGAGCTATGTTCTGGTCGACGCTGGAAAGACCGCCCAGGCGCAGCGATCGAAGGTCGCCAGCATCCCGGCCGGGGTGATGGAGGTCGACGACGAGGGGAATGTCGTCGACCTCCCCGAGGCCCCGAAGGACCTCCCGCAGCTCGATCATGACAAGGACGGCGAGCCGGGCGGCTCCACGTCGCCCTCCGCGTCCGACGAGCTGAAAGCGGTCCGGGCCGAATACAAGGCCAAGATGGGCAAGAACTTCTTTCCGGCCTGGGATGTTGCCGAACTCAGGCGCCGGATGGGTGATGCGTGAGGCGACTGGAGATCGGGCCGGGTAGGCAGCGTCTGCCCGGCTATGAGACGCTCAACCTGATCCGCACGCCCTCCACCGACCATATCGGCGATTGCCGCCGTCCCCCCTTCCCCGACGCGACCTTCGACGAGGTCTATTCCTCGCACTGCATCGAACATGTCGAATGGTTCGAGGTCGAGGCGACGATCGTCGAATGGGCGCGGATCCTGCGCCCCGGTGGCATCCTCGAAATCCATACCGTCGATGGCGAGCGCATGATGCGCGCCATGCTCGGCGAGATCGAGGTCCATCCCGGCGAATGGAAGCGCGACCTCCACCTCGGCGACCCGTACAAATGGGCCGCCGGCCGGCTGCTCAACTACGCCAAGCGCGGCGAGGCCGGATCATCCTGGATGCACCGCGCCATCCTCACCCCCGCCTATCTGCGCGGCTGCCTCGACGCCGCCGGCATCGTCGATATCGAATCGGTCGAGGAGCCCAAGGGAGAGAAAAGGCACCGCGGCATCAACATGGGGCTCCGGGGCCGCCGCGCGTGATCAATATCCGCACCGTCGGCGACATGGCCGCTACGATCGCCCGCAACCTTCACCGAATCGACCGGTCCGCCTTCGACGTCGTCGTGGGATTGCCTCGATCGGGCATGCTGCCGGCGTCGATCATCGCCACCCACCTGCAAATGCCGCTCGCGGATCCTGCGGGCTATGCCGCCGGCATCGTCCATGGGCGCAGCGGCGCACCGGTCGCGCGCGGCGATCGCGTCCTGCTGGTCGACGACAGCTGCAACAAGGGCCGCGCCTTCGCTCGTGCCGTCCAGCTGCTTCCCCGTGGAACCAAGGTCATCCGCCTCGCCATCTTCGGGCCCTATCAGGTCGATCCGGCCACGGTGTGCGATATCTGGTTCGAACAGGTCGGAGGCCCGCGCGTCTTCGCCTGGAACTGGACCAAGCATATCCGGCTGCCGCGCTGGGGCTTCGACTTCGACGGAGTGCTGTGCCGCGACAATCTCAAGGTCGAGAATGACGACGGGCCGCGCTATCTCGACTTCCTCGCCAATGCCGAGCCGCTGTTCCTGCCGACGCGCGCGATCGGGCATATCGTCACCGGCCGCCTGGAACGCTATCGGCCCCAGACCGAGGCATGGCTGCGGCGTCACGGCGTCCAGTACGAGAGCCTGACGATGATGCCCTATGCCACCAAGGCGGAACGCATGGCGGCCGGCAACCGCGGCGGGTGGAAGGCGGAACAGGCGCGCCGGCTCGGCGTCGAGATGTTCATCGAAAGCAGCGCGAAGCAGGGCGCCGCGATCGCGCGCGAGGCCGGCATCCCCGTCTTCTGCACCGACACCCAGGAGGCCATTCGATGCTTAGCCTGATCATGCCCTATTACCGCAATCCCGGGCAGCTCGCGCTCCACTATGCGACATGGGCCGCATGGGGTCCGGAGATGAAGGCGCAGACCGAGATCGTCATCGTCGACGACGGCTCCCCCGAGCCCGCGGCCGACGTCGCCCGCCCGGCCGGCCTGCCGCCCCTGTCGATCTACCGCGTCACCGAGGACCGGCCCTGGCATCAGCATGCCGCGCGCAACCTCGGCGCGCATGTCGCGAAAGAGCCATGGCTGCTGCTGACCGACATGGATCATGTGCTCACCGCCGACGCCGCGCACGCGCTGTTCCGCCGCATGCACCGGCTCGAGGCGGGCACCGCCTATTTCCTCAACCGGATCGATGCGGACACCGGAACCCCGACGCTGGGGCGAGACGGGCAGCCCAAGCCTCACCCGAACAGCTTCGTCATGACGCGAGACCTCTATTGGCGCGTCGGCGGCTATGACGAGGATTTCTGCGGCATTTACGGCACCGATGGCCTGTTCAAGAGCCGCCTGTTCGACACGGCCGGGCGCGGCTTCCTCAAGCATGTCGCCCTGGTCCGCTATTCGCGCGACGTGATGCCCGATGCATCGACGTCGACCCTGCCGCGCAAGGACGGCCGGATGCCGGGCGCGAAGCGGGCCGTGCTCGCGGCGAAGGCGGCGCGGGGCGCAGCCGGCACGATCACCGTCCTCGACTTCCCGTGGGAGCGCGTGCTGTGAAGCTGACAATCCTGACCTGGCTGTGGCGGCAGCCGCAGAGCCGGACCAGCTTTACCGCCATGCATGTCAATATATGGGCGGCGATGGTGCGCCGGCATTGTACGCTCGACATCGAGATCGCGTGCGTCACCGACATGCCCGACGGTATCGATCCCTCGATCCGCATCATCACACCGCCCGGCGAGTTCGTCGGGCTGCAGACGCGGCGTTGGCGCGGGCAGCGGCCGAACTGCTACCGCCGCCTCGCCATGTTCCGCAGCGACGCGGCCGGCATCTTCGGCGAGCGCTTCGTGTGCATGGACCTCGACGTCGTGATCGCTGGCAACATCGATGCCATCCTCGACAGGCCCGAGGACCTCGTGATCTGCGGCCCATCCCAGGAGGGACCGCGCTGGCGCTACAACGGTTCGATGCTGCTGATGACCGCGGGCGCCCGGCCGCACGTCTATGACGATTTCAGCCTGGCCGGAGCCGAGGAGGCGAGCCGCCTGTTCGTGGGCTCGGATCAGGCGTGGCTCGGCTATGCGCTCGGTCCTGGCGAGGCGACATGGTCGATCGCCGATGGCGTCACGCGCGCCAGCGATAGCGAGATGGGCCGGATCCGCTTCTACCCTGGTCATGTGAAGCCGTGGGACGAACTCGCCGATGCCTGGGTCAGCGAGCATTACCGCATGACCGGTGGCCGGCACGGTCTCGTCCTGGGGCAAAAGCGCGCGGTGTGGGACGAGGCGCGCGAGGCCATGGCGCGCGACCGATTCGACGGCGTGATCGCCTATCCCGCCGCCGCCGAGAAATGGCACGGCCCGGTCGATGCGATCGTCGAGAGCAAGGCCGAAGTCGCGACCTTCGCGCGGATGCTGGGCTTCGACAGGCTGACCGTCTGCGGCGGCTGACGTGGCGTCCGTAGCGACCGGGCGGCGCCGGGCGGAATGGTCATGCCGACCCCCGGTAGCAGGATCATGCCATGTCAAGGAGCTTCCCCCTCAAGCGCGCCAGCGACATAACCGCCTTCGGGTCGGATGTGATCGAATGGACCCCGGCCGACACCGACCTGCCCAGCGGGACGCGCGGCTTCTTCCTCGACGCGGACGGCACCGTGACGTTCAAGAATAAAGCCCTGGTCACGCGGACCGCCGTTCCGGTCAAGGGTGTGTTCTGCCCGCCATTCGTGCCGCGTCGCATCACCGCGATCGGGACCGCGACCAAGGTCTATCTGATCGTCTGATGGCCTATACCGTCCCCGACAAGGCCACCTTCACGGGCCTCTTTCCCGCCTTCGCCGCGGTGACGACCGATCAATATGCGTTCTGGTCGGCGCGCGCCGGGCGCATCGTCGATCCTATTCAGGCGTGCCTTGCCGACGACGCCGATCTCGCCTGCATGCTGCTGACCGCCCATTACCTGACGCAGCAGGGTATCGGCACAGGCGCCGATGCGGTGGCGTCCGCGCAGGGGGCGAGCGGCTTCAAGCGGATCAAGTCCGGGTCGATCGACCTAGAGCGCGACGATTCGAGCGCCGACGCGGCCATGGGCGAATATGGCGCGACCAGCTACGGCAAGCGGGTCTACCCGATGCTCAAGAGCTGCCTCGGCGGCCCGCGCGTCACCGGCACCGGCGTCCCGGTCTGCGGGACCTGGCCATACGGTTATGAAGGTCCGATCAGGTGAGCCTGCTCGGCGGAGGCATCGCGGCGATCTTCGGCGCGGCGCTGGGCGGGCTTTATCTCGACGGGCAGCTCGTTCGCAGCAGCGCCGGGCCCATATACGACGGGGAAGGCAACATCACCGGCTATGCCGGCGGCGACCCGATCGCGATCAAATGCCAGATCGATGCCGCGAGCTGGGCGATGCGCCAATCGGAAGGGTTCGTCGACGGCGACATGCGGATCATCGTGCTCACCGCCGGCCTCGCGAGCACCATCACCACCGAGCAGCGGATAACCGTCAGCGGCGCGACCTGGCTGATCCAGAGCGTCGAACTGGACGCGGCGGCAAGCCATTATGTGCTGCGCGGGCGGAAAGCCTGATGGCCCGGGTGGTGGGCGCCAAGGCACACGCGGCCCGGCTCAAGCGGTTGCGCAGTCCCGCCATGGTCCGCGAGGTCGGCAAGGCGATCTATGTCGCGGCCGACATCCTCACCGTCGATGCTGCGATTTCGATCACGACCGGCGCGGTATCAGGCAAGAATCACGTCCCAAGCGCCCCCGGGGAGCCCCCGAACGCCGACACGCATGTTCTGGACCGAAGCGTCCACACCGAGCGCGAAGGGCCGCTCAAGGCGTTGAGCGTGGCCGACGCACCCTATGCTGTCGCCCTTGAGGCTGGCACGTCGAAGATGGCCGCCCGGCCCTTCATGGCGCCGGCCGCGCAGCGCACCCGGCCGAAGGCGCGCCGCCTCGTCGCCGAAGCTGTGAAACGCGTCGTCAGAGGAGGTGCGCTATGAAGATCCGCTTCACTGCCGACTACGACCACCGATGGCCATCCCGCGCCATGACGGCGTTCAAGGCTGGCTGGTCCGGCCGGGTCAAGCGCGAGGTCTGGGAAGGGGCGAAAGCCAAAGGCCGGGCGACATTGATCGCCGACGATGATAGCGATGTGTCCGATGCGAGCGGACATTCTGAACGGACTGGAGATATGGGCGGACCGCATCAGCGACCTGCTGCTGTTCGACGTCCCCGAGCACCTCGAGGAAGCCGTCGCCGAGACGCTGCTGGTCATGATCCTGCCGGCGCTGGCGATCAGTCCGTGGGCGATGCTGCATGACAACGATGCTGGACCCGATACTGCCGGTCCGCCGTAAGCTGATCGCGGCGCTCAAGGGCGACGCGCCGCTTGTCGCGATCGTCGGCGCCAGGATCTACCCGGCCAAGGAGCCAGATCCGGTGACGTGGCCGTTCATGCGGCTCGACGGCGCCAGCTCCTCGCCCTTCCGCGCCGATGGCGGGGCCGGCGGCGAAGTGACCGGCCTGATCCACTGCTTCGTCAAGGGCGGCGGCTCGATCCTCGATCCCGAGGCGACCTGCGCCACGATCAACAGCCATGTCGTCCGGATCATCGAAGCGATGGATGCCGTCGCGCTCACCGGGGATACGGATCTCGCCGTCCACGCCCGGCTGTCCCAGGTCATTCCCGACCCGGCCGAGGCGGACGCCTTCCACGGCGTCGTGCGCTACGAGGCGCTGGCGCTCTAGCTGGCGTCCGTAGAGCACCCAAGGTCGCCGCCATAGCGTGCCCGAAATCGAAGGAGGTTTCCGGGCAATGGCATATACCACGTCGAAGCTGAAAAGCACCCGCGTCTATCTCGCGATGGGCGACGGCGCCGATCCCGAGGTCTTCTCCGCGCTGTGCGGCATCACGACCAAGGGTTTCCAGCAGACCCGCGCCACCAACGACACGACCGACTGGGACTGCGCCGATCCCGACGCCTCGCCGATCACCATCCGCGACATGGGCGCGAAGGATTGGTCGATGACCGGATCGGGCCTCCTGGCGCGCAGCCTGCTCGCCGACGTGCAGGCCGCATTCGATGCCGGCAACCCGACCAATTTCCGCTTCGTGTTCGATGAACCCGCCTCCGACGAGATCGTGGACGGCTATTATCAGGGCCCGGGCATCATCACCGACTTCAACGTCACCGGCGAGAATGGCCAGTTCGTCCAGATCTCGATCACCATCTCGGGCGCCGACGCGGTGCAGTTCATCTCCGGCAGCTGATCAGGCACGTCATGCAAATCAGCATCCCCCTCCCGTTCGCCGACGGTGAATATGTCTTCGCCCTGCCGATCAAGCAGATCGTGGCGCTCGAAGCCAAGGCGGGCCCGATCGACCTGGTCAAGCACCGGCTGATCAACGGCGGATGGTCGGTGCTCGACGTCGTAGAGACGATCCGCCATGGCCTGATCGGCGGCGGCCGGGGGATGGTCAACAAGGTCGACGTCTCGATCAGCGACCTCAAGGCGAACCTCCTCGTCGACACCTATATCGACGGCAAGCCGCTCGCACCGCACGCGATCACCGCGAAGGCCGTGCTCATGGCGCTCTACGTTGGCTACGAGCCCGTCGAGGGTCAAAAAAAAAGCCCGGTGACGGAGGAGGATCAGGAGAGCTCCAGCGAATCGACTGGGGCCTCGTCCTCCACAACTGCGTCACCATCGGACTGACGCTGGCCGACGCCGAGCGGCTCACCATGCCCGAATATCTGGCGCTCATCCATCACCACGAACTGGCCGCCAGCGCCGACGACGATGGCCCGCCGCCGGACATCGATGAGGTCAACGCCGCGTTCGCCCGCATGGAGCGCGCCGGCATCGCAAGGGTGCACTGATGGTAGACGTCGTAACCGATCGCGTCATCGTCGAGCTCGAGGCGAAGCTCGGCGCCTACAACGCGAACGTCGCCAATGCCGAGCGCAAGTTCGACAGCGCCATGTCCAACATCCAAAAGAGCGCGGGCCGGACCGAGGCGTTCGTGTCGCGCTCGGTCAAGGTCATGGCCGGCGCGCTGGCTGGCATCTCGGCGATCGCCGCCGCGCGGGCATTTCTGGAGATCGCAGACGAGGCGAAGAACCTCGACGCGCAGCTCAAGCTCGCCACCCAGTCGTCGGGCTCGTTCGCGCAGGCGACCGATGACGTTCGCCGCATCGCCGACGATACGCGGAGCGGGCTTGAAGAGACGAGCCGGCTCTACGGCAATTTCCAGCGGAATGCCCGACAGCTCGGCATCACCCAGGATCAGGTAGCCCGGGCCACCGAAACGGTATCGAAGACCTTCAAGATCAGCGGCGCCTCAACCGCGGAAGCATCTGGCGCCACCCGCCAGCTCGTCCAGGCGCTGCAATCCGGCGTGCTGCGCGGTGACGAGTTCAATTCGGTCATGGAAGCGGCGCCCCGTCTGTCGCGCCTGCTTGCCGATAGCCTCGGGGTGCCGGTCGGTCAGCTGCGCAAGATGGCCGAAGCGGGCGAGCTCACGGCGCAGACGCTGACCAAGGCGTTCACCGATACGCGCTTCACGGCGCAGATCGACTCCGAGTTCAAGCAGCTTCCCGTCACCTTCGACCAGGCGATGACCCGCGTCCGGAATGCCGCGGTGATCACGTTCGGCGCGTTCGATCGTGGCGGCGAGTTCTCGACGGCGCTGGCGAACTTCGTGGGCGATGGCGCAGACGGGTTCGCCGACCTCGAGCGCAAGGCGGAAGATTTCGGCATCAGCGTGCGCGGCACCATCGAAGGCCTGGCCGATGCCTTCGAACCGATGTTCGATACGGCCTCCTCGCTTTTCGAAGCGCTGGGCATCAAGTTCAGCGATATCTTCAGTGACGGTCGCGCGCAGATTCGCGACCTGCTGCTGACGATCGACCAGGCTTCGGGATGGCTGGCGAAGCAGGGCGCGCTCGGCGCCGCGGTTACCGGCAATTTCGACAACTACCTGAACGACAAGCCGCGCACCGGGACCGACCTTCTCGGCCGCTTCAATTCCCGCGTCGCCTCCGCCGACATGGAGCGGCAGTTCAACCGACAGATCCGCATCCTTGAGGGTGCGCAGAACCGTGGCGATGGCGGCGGCGGTGGCGGCTCCACGAGCCCGACGGGGAAGCCCAAGAAGGCGAAGAAGTCGCCGCTCGATCCGGATGCGTTCGCGCGCGAGGAGGCGGCCCTCAACGATCAGATCCTTCGCCTCAAGGGCGATGAGGTCGTCGACGCCGAGGCGCGCGCGCAGATCGAGCGCGACCGAATCGAACAGGCGCGCGCCGCAACGGTCGCCGACGTCCAGGGCGAGAAGCGGTACACCGGAGCCCAGAAAGCCATCATCATCGCCCTGGTCGATCAGGCTGCCGCGCTCGAACAGGCCAAGGTCATCCGCGACCGCGACATCCAGCTCGCGAAGGAAGCAGTCGACGCTCGCGTTGCCACGCTCAAGAACGATCAGGACCTGCTCAAGGCGCAGGGCGACATCGCCGGCACGCGCGAGGAGCGCCATGCGATCGAACGCCGTCTGCTGGATCTCGCCTTTGAGGAGGAGCGGGCCTCGCTTGCCGCCATCACCGCGAAGAACGGCTATACTAAGGCGGATGAACAGCGGGCCCGTGACCGTCTCGCGATGCTCGATCGCATTCAGACGGCAGAGCAGCAGGGCATCGACCAGCGCTACGAATCACCATTGCAGCGCTATCGCCGCGACCTGTCGAATCCCGACCGCGCCAACGATGCGGTAGAGGAAGCCGTCATCGGCGAACTGGAATCTGTGCGCGACACCATTTCGTCGGCGGCGCAGAAGGCGCTCGGCATCAAGAACCCCATCCTCGCGGCCATCATCAATTCCTTCATCGAACAGCAGCTGATCGCGCCGTTGCTGAATGCCTTCATGGGGGCAGCCGGTGGTGGCGTCGGCGGTTCCATTATCGGCGCGATCGGGGGTATTTTCGGCTTCGCATCGGGCGGATCGATGATGTTGGGTGGCCGGGGTGGCACGGACCGCAACACGCTGTCGCTCAACGGGCGACCGATCGCGAACGTGAGCCGCGGCGAAAGTCTCAATATCGGATCGAAGACGCTGGGGCGGCCGGGCGGCGGCTCCACGGTCGTGCAGCAGATCACCATTGACGCGCGCAACAGCGTCACCCCCGAGGGTTTTGCGCGCGACATCCTCGAGCTGTCCGGGCAGCAGGCCGTGCAGGCTTCCGGCCAAATGGGCCAGGCCGTCATCAAGGGCGTGCCTTCGCGCATCCTCCAATATCAGCGCGACGGCGTCTGATGACGATCTACCGCGAAAGCGTCGTCGTCCGGATCGATTGCGATCCGCCCGCGCTGCTGTGGTCGGGGCTCGGGCCGCTTGCCGTTCCGGCCGATGCCATCATCCCGGCGCCAGCTATCGCGCTGGGTGGCGGGCAGCTGATCAGCGTTCCGGATTTCCAGCAACTCATCGGCGGGACGGCGGAGCGCCTCGATTTCGTCGTGTCGGGCGTCGACGACGATACGGTCCGGCTCGCCTTGGAAGACGCACCCAGCGTTCGCGGCGCCAGGGTCGATGTCGGCACGGTCCAGTTCGACCAGGACTGGCAGCTCGACGCGATCGAATGGGAGAATGTGTTCGAAGCCCGCTCGCTATCGATCAGCCGGCCCCGGTCGCAGAACGGAAAGACGACGCGCTCGATTACCCTGACGATCGTCCAGGGATCGACCCGCCGGGCGCGCGCCACTCTCGCTTTCTTCACCGACGCCGACCAGCGCCGCCGATCGGCCGACGATGCGATTTTCAGCAACGTCGCCGGCATCACGGCGGGCACGTCGCGTCGTTTCGGGCCGAACGACTGATGGCGGACCTTGGCGAATGGCTTTCCGAACAGGGCGCGCGCCGCCGCGAGCCGGGCATCTGGGACTGCTGCGCCATGCCGGCCGAATGGGCGGTAGCATGTGGCCGCCCTGATCCCATGGCGCGCTGGCGCGGCACCTATGGAACCGATGCCGAAGCCGAGGAGCGCATCACCGAAGCCGGCGGCCTCACGGCTCTCTTCGCCATGGGCATGGAGGATGCCGGCATCCGCGAAGTGAGCGACCCCCAGGCCGGCGATATCGGTGTGATCATGATCGGCGGTGAGGAGGCCGGGGCGGTCTTCACCGGGCGGCGGTGGGCCTTCGTGCCGGGCGGGCGCGGGCTCGCGATAGGTTCCGTCGATCCGGCGTCCATCATTCGGATTTGGAGGCCCTGATGGGTAGGACGGTAGGCGTCATCATCGCGATCGGGGCAGCTGTCGGATTGACCATTCTCAGCGGCGGTCTTGCAACGGCTGCCGCTGCCGGCGCGACCATCGGGGGGACAACGCTCGCTGCCACGAGCGCTCTCGCATTGGCCGCAACCGCTTATGCCGTGCAGGCGACCGCCACGGCTCTTGGCCTCGGACCATCGGCTCCGAAGCCAGACACGACAACAACAACCGTCAAACTCCCCCGACCACCCCGGATCAGCGGCTATGGCATCAGCCGCCTGTACGGCGCGATCATCCTCTACGAGACGGCCTATGACGGCACGGCGATCGACGTGCACGCCGTTCACGACGGCGAGATCGACCAGATCGTGCAGCGTTATCTCGGCGACGACGCGATCACCTTGACCGGGAACGTCGTGAACGAGGGCACCGACGGGCGCTACAAGGACGGTGCGATCAGCTTCTACGAGACGATGGGCGTGTCGCCCGGAACCCCTTTCGCCGCCGTCATAGCCGCTCTCCCGACCATCTGGACCAGCGACCACCGGGGGGATGGCGTCGCCCTGATCGCGCTGCTGTCGTCGCCGGTGAAGTCGAAGAACTTCCTCGACGTCTACCCGAACAACATCCCCTCCCCTTCGATCGCGGCGCAGTGGCAGAAATGTCCCGACCCCTATGCCGAGGATCCGACCGACGAAAGCGGGTGGACCTGGACGTACAATCCGATCCGCCAGCTGATGCATTACAAGCTGGTCCGCGAGGGCGAGGATTTCGCGACCAAGTTCGCGCCGACGATCGCATTCTGGCAGGCTGCGGCCGATATCTGCGAGGAGGCGGTCGACCTCAAGGCCGGCGGCACCGAAGATCGCTACCGGTCCTCCGTCGCCCACAAGCACACCGACGCGCATGCGCAGGTCGTCGCGGGCCTGCTGTCGACCTGCGACGGGTGGATAGCACCGCGCAGCGATGGTGCCCTGATCGTCTACGCCGGGAAATATTACGAACCGACCGTGTCGATCGGGCCCGAGCATATCGTCGCCTATGACTGGCAGGGCGTTGGCGTCGACGACGACCAGGCCGTCAACGAGATAATCTGTTCCTACATATCGGCCGACCATGACTACAACACGGTCGAATGCGACGCATGGCGCGACGAAGAGGATATCGTCGACCGGGGTCAGGTGCTTTCCGACAGCCTCGACCCCCAGGTGCCGTCATGGGGCCAGGTACGGCGCCTCGCCAAGCGCAAGATGTCGCGGGTCAATGCGCTCTACCGCGGCACGGTCACGACCAACGTCGCCGGCCGCATCGTGCGGGGCCAGCGCTTCATCAACCTCGACCTGACCGAGGCGGGGACGACCTTCTATTCGGGCCCGGCAGAGATCACGGCGGTGACGCGCAACATGGCGACCGGCGGCGTCACCTTCACCTGGGCAGCGGCCGATCCGAACATCGATGCGTGGAATGCCGCGACCGAGGAAGGTGAGCCGGCCGCGAAGGGCGACCGCGTCGCGCTTGAGCCGCTCGAGGCCCCGGAGATCACGTCGGCGAGCCCAGCCCTCACCGGGGACGGCCTGTCGGCACAGATCCTTGTCGCGATCGCCGCTCCCGACCGACCCGACCTGACATGGTATGCGCGGTGGAAGAAGTCGACCGACGCGATCTGGAACGAGGCGAGCTATAGCGATATCGACGCGAGCACGAGCGTCGAACTGCTCGTGGGCCTGGTCCCCGTCGATTCGATGGTCAACGTGCAGGCTTCGTTCGGGACCGGCGGCGGGCAGATATCGCCATGGTCGGCGACGGTGACGGTCGACACGACCTATATCACCTGACGAACTGGCGTCCGTAGCCTTCCGGGGGGCCTGCGCAGCATCGTCCGCCCATGCTGGTCTTCCCCACATGGCGCTTCCCGTTCAAGTCGAAGGACTTCGACATCGACCTGTCGACGATCTCCGGCGGGGTGGCGCTCAACGGGTCCGAGGACATGATCGCGACCGACGGCGGCGGCAGCTGGTCGGCCGATCTCGGCAGCGCCGATCTCTACACGCGCGATCGCGTGATGCTGTGGCGGGCCTTCAAGTCGGCGCTGCACGGCGGGATCGATCCGTTCGTCTTCCCGGCCTGCGATGCCCGGCATCAGCCGCGCGCCCCGTCTGTGTTGGTCCCGCATAGCGATGGCAGCCCTTTTTCCGACGCAACGCTCTATTCGGGCGCGGACGGAGCGCTGACGGCCGGCGCCGCGTTGCGCGCGACCCAGATCGCGATCAGCCACAGCCTTGCCGAGCCGCTGATCGGGGGCGAGCGCTTCACCATCGTCCACGCCACGATGAAGGATCGCTGCTACCAGATCGGGCGCATCCTCGCGCAGGATTCTACATCCGCCACCATCCAGTTCCACCCGCCGCTGCGGGAAGCGACCGAGGCGGACACGTCGATCGATTTCACCAATCCCCGCTGCGTCATGCACCTCGACGGAGCGATGCGCGCGCCGCTCGCCGGGCCGCGCTGGGCAACGGGTTCCGTTCGGTTCGTCGAGGATTTTTCAGGGAGTTACGTCTGATGAGCGCCAGCCAGATTCGGGCTGCTGTGGAAGCGGCGTTCCGCGATTTCACCGTGGACGGCGTACCATCCAGCGGCGCGCATGATCCGATCAAGGTCGAGATCCGCTATGCGCTAGGTCAGCTGCTCGAGACGGCCTTGTCGTCGATCAGCTCCGGGCTGCTGCGGTACGCCACCGTTTCGGCCATGGAGGCTGTCACCGACAAGGACGATGGCCAACTCGCCTATGTCTATGCGAACAACGCCGACCCGGCCGACAGCGAAAATGGCGTGTACCAGTGGGACGACGGCGGCAGCGAATGGGTCGTGGCCGACTGGTATTACGCCGCGGTCGTCGCCGCGGTGCAGGCGCAGATCCCGCCCGACGACGTGGTGGTGACCGTCCTGCCGTACAAGGAGCTTCCGCCGAGCGGCTCCAACCTGCTGCGCGTCCACAGCATCAAGCTGTTGCCCTCGATCACGCTGCCGACCGACCCGCTCTACGTCCGCTACCTCTTCCGCGACCATGGTGGCGCTGGCGGCGCCGAGCGGACCCAGTTCATCATCTCCAAGTGGACCGGGTCTGCGGTCGACCTGATCGGTCTCGCGGGGTCCGGCGCCAACGTCAACACCGGCGGTTCTACCGGCCTGGTCGAGATGGACCTGAAAGCCGCCAGCGGCACGGCCTTCGCCGGGGTCGCGAACGACCAGAAAATCGGCACGCTGACGATCGACTTCAAGGACGGTGCCGACTTCACCGCCGGAACGCTCTCGGTAGCGACCAGCGAGCTCGAACCGCTGCGGTTGCAGATGCCGGCGGGTGACCAGGATGCCGTGGAGGAAAAGGTGAGCGATGCACTCGACGATCTGTCGCTGTCGAAGGTCCCCTTTGCCCAGGAGGTGACCGCCATTCCGATCCGGAAGCTGGTCAAGTCGATGTGGCTCTACGGCGCGGACCCGACGCACGACTATGCGATCTCGGTCCTGACGGTCGAGACCTTCACCACGCCATCTACCCGCCTTCGGATCACGGTTCGCGACCTGACGGACGGGGTCGACGTCTGTTCGGTGCTTAAGGGCGTCGCTTCACAGCCCGGCTTCGCCACCTTCGTCGCCACCCTGCCCGACATCGTCAAGGTCATGGGCGACGGCGCGACGCCGAAAACCCGGCTGTATTGCCTGATGGAGTTCGACTGGACCGCGGTGTCCGACTTCTTCAGCTATGGCTCCGCCACGATGGCCGGGGCGGGCATCAGCCCGGAGCGCCTGGTATCGGACGAGATGATCGCGGATTATCTCGACAGCGATCATTGGCACGAGGTGATCCGCGTCGGCGATGGCGAGACCTACGAGACGCTGCGCGACGCCGTGGAAAGCACCTATTCTGCCATCTATGTCGGCTCCGACATCAACGGGGCACCGATCTGCGATCGGGCACATTATCACCACCGCATCCTGATCGACGTGGTCGACGACGCGACCTTCGACGCGACCTTTCTCAAGCTGCCGAGCTTCGTCGATCTGCGCTGCAATGGCATCGACCGGACCCTGATTGTCCGGGAAAACACCGATCCGGATGCGATGATCGAGGCTCACAAGAACCATAAGATCCGGGACTGCACCATCTACAGCGAGACGGCGGGCGAATATTGCATTCACTCGGATGACGCCAATCGTGACGTGCTCGACGGAACCGGGCAGTACATCCGCCTGCGCCAGTCGTTCAAGCGCGTGAAGCTCCAGGGCGCGATCGGCCATAACGGACCGCTGTTCGGATCGGGGATCTCGTCTGGCGAGGAGATCCGGTTCGAGGATTGCATCGGCGAGCATCTCGATCCGACCGCGACGCAGGCGGCCTTCTTCTTCCACAACAATGGCCCTACCAGCACGGCGCCGACGGTGGAGGTCGGGACGAAGCCCGCGCAGGTGACGATGCGCGGGACATCTTCCCCCGACCAGCTCGGGGTGATCCTTCAAACGATCGATCCATCGGCGATATGCTCCCTGACCTTGATCGGTTGCGAGTTCCGGCTGATCCGGCTCGACATCGCGACCGGCGGCGAGGTGCGCACCGATCTTGTGTCCGACCGCAACGCCTGGCGGATCGGCGGGCGTCATGACGGAGCGTTCCAGATGTTCGACCCGGTCGGCGCGACCGTGCTCAAGACGACGGCGGGCGAGGAGCCGAGCGGCGATGCGGCAGCGCTGATCTTCGGCGCGGTCGACGAACTCGGCCGGGGCGAGAAGTGGATCGGCGACGGCGATTTCACCTTGGGCAAGCGCCTGGGGGATTGCTCGTCGGTCACGAAGACGCTGACAATCGACGGGCAGGACTGCGTTTTCTCGACTGACCTGACCAACGCCAGCAACGCGACGATCGTCTCGGCGATCAACGCAGCGATCACGAGCAACCCCGTGTCGATCGTCGATATCGCGCTGGAATGGGTTCCCGACGCCGCGCCGAAACGGCGGGTGCGCAACAGTAGCGGCGCGACGATCGCCAAGGGCCGGTTCGTGCGGTTCAGCGGGGCATCGACCATCGTCGCCTGTGCGGCCGGCGAGCGCCCTGATGGCTGGACGCACCGCGACATGCTGGACGGCAGCGACGGCTATGTGATCCTGACGAAGCGCGTGCATCAGGATTATATCCCCGGCGCATCGGCCGGCACGGGCGAATGGGGCGTCAGTGCCGGCGGCGTGATCGATTACGCCGCCGCGACCAAGCTGGGCAGGACCATGGGAAGCATCGTCACCGTCTATTGATGTCGGCGCGGATCAGCAGTTACCCGAAGTCGACACGGGCGAAACGACCTCCTATCAGTGCATGATGCAGGGTCGACATCAGCGCACAGGCGCTCCGGATCGCTTCGTCGTTCTGGATAGCTTCCGGGGATTGTTCGCCTGCATCGTGGCTCTGTTCCACCTGGGGACGACATCGTACATCGGCAGCCTGTCCATCATTAAGAATGGCTGGCTTTTCGTCGATTTCTTCTTCGTTTTGAGCGGTTTCGTGATTGCCGCCGGCTACGGCAGTCGCCTCCGCGAAGGATATCCCCCGAGCCACTTCCTGCTGCTTCGGCTTGGTCGCATCTACCCTCTCCATATCGTGGTGCTGGCCGCGTTCGTCGCCCTCGAATGTCTCGCGTTGATCGTCCCCAGCCTCGTCGGGGCGCGGCATGCGTTCACCGGCGTTCGGACGCCCGGCACCATCATCTCGAATATCTTTCTGATGCAGCCTTTCGCCGATGGATTGAGCTGGAACCAGCCGAGCTGGAGCATAGCGACGGAGTTCTGGACCTATGTCGCGTTCGCGCTGATCTGCTGCTTTGCCGCGCGCTGGTACGCCCTTATATTCGTCGCGATCATCATCATCGCTCCGATCTCGCTCGCCCTCGAGCCTCGCCACCTGTTCCAGATCGTGGGCTGGCAGGCGCAGGTTCGGTGCCTGTATGGATTCGCCGCAGGCTGCCTGGGCTATCTGATATTCCAGCATGTCCGCGTCCCGCGCGGAGCGCTTGCGACCCTCCTGGAAACGGCGATGGTGATCGGGATCGTGGCGTTCGTCTCTCTCGCTGGTGATGGAGCATGGAGCTTGGCAGCACAGCCCATATTCCTCGGCGCCGTGCTGATCTTCGCCCATCAAGGCGGCGCCGTCAGCGCGTTGCTGCTCAAGCCGGCCTTTCGGACCATCGGGCTGCTTTCCTACTCGATCTACATGATCCATATCTTCGTCGAAGCTCGCTTTCTGGACGTGCTGATCTTCATCCAGCGACCGCTTGGAATGGAGCTTGTCAGCGTGGAGCGGACGGCGACGTCGGCGACCAAGATGCTGGTTGGACCGGGGGTCGTGGGAGAAATCAGCGTGCTCCTGACCCTGGCTGCCATCATCGCCTGTGCGGCGATCAGCTATCGCTACATCGAGAAACCTTGTCGCGATTGGTCGCGGCGGTTCGTTGCCCATCTCCAGCGCGGCCGCACCAATAATCGCGTGTCCGCTGCCGTGCGTGTTGAGCGGCGGCGGAAACCTTAAGCGCCCCCATTCTGGTCCCCACTGGCGTCCGTAGCCCGCCCACTCCTCAAGGGTAGTTTGACGGCGGTAATCGGAATGGGCGCAGCGTCATAGCGTCCTGGGAAATCCTCGGGGATCGCCATGCTCAACAATTGCCATCACACCTCAGGCTGGGCCGCATGAATGCCGGCACTCTCTCTCTCGGGCGGCCGCCGGTGAGCCCCTGGCTGGAAACCGCCTTCATCAAATATGGCTGGATCTGGATCGGCCTGTCGTTCGGGCTGGCGGCGAAATATGCGCTGCTGATCAAGCGCGGCGTTCCGATCCGGGGGCCGCTGGTCGTGGCCGACCTGCTGTTGCTGCCGATGGTCGCGCTGATCGCCTATTCGATCACGTCGCGGCTCGGCGCCAATGGCGAGGCCGCCGCGCTGTTGAGCGCGCTCGCGACCGTCGGCGCCGATCGCCTGGTCAAGCTCTACACCGAGCGGTTCCTCGACCGGGTGGATTCCGAGCTGCAAGCGATCGCCGCCCGCCAGCGCGCTGACATCCGCAACGAGGTCCAGGCCGAAATGTCGGCGCATGAAGTGATCGCCGACCAGATCACGGGCAAGGCGCCGGTTGACTATCACGCGCTGCGGCGTCCGCCGGTCGATCTCGGGAAGCCCGGCGCATGATCGATTGGAAGCCCGTCCAGCGCAACGTCGGGGTCACGGTCGATGGGATCGGCGGACCGAACACGATGCGCGCCCTGCTGCGCCGCGTGTCGGCGCTGGCCGGCGCCACGCCCGATCAGAGCGTCATCAACTCGCTCGCGACCTCGTCCCTCGTCCATCTCCCGGCATATGGCGTGACGGACAGTCGCGAGCGTATGGCATGGCTGTTCGCCGAGACCGCGAACGAGACCGGCGGCTATCAGCGCTTCGAGGAAAACCTCAACTATTCCGCCGAGGCGCTCGTCCGCACCTGGCCGAGCCGCTTCACGGCCGCCAGCGCCCCTGCCTATGCCCGCAAGCCGGAACTGATCGCCAACAAGGTCTATGGCGGCCGGATGGGCAACGACCAGCCCGGCGACGGGTGGGCCTACCGCGGCCGGGGGATGCTGCAGCTCACGGGCAAGGCCAATTACCTGCTGTTCGACAAGCGCCTGGGCATCGGGCTCGACACGCATCCCGAGATCGCCGCGGTGCCGGCCCTGTCCCTCCTGATCGCCTGCGAGTTCTACCGCGCCAACGGCGTCGTCGCGAAGATCGATGCGGGCGACCTGGCGGGCGCGCGGCGGATCACGAACGGCGGGTCGATCGGGCTCGACCATGTGAAGGCGCTCTTCACGAAGATCATGGGCCTGCTATCATGAAGTCGACCATCCCCCATCTCCGCATCGTCGTGGCGGTCTCCGCGTTCGTGCTGGCCTGCTTCGCGGCGGTCAGCTTCCATGTGCTGGTCTTTTCGACCGATGACGTCACCAAGGGCAACATCATCGGCACGTGGCAGAACTTCGCCCTCCTCGCCGTCGGCTTCTGGCTCGGATCGAGTTCGGGCGGAAAGGCGAAGGATGATCCCGCCGGCACGGTCGCCGACCCCGTCAATGTAAAGGACGTAGACGCATGAAGCGCATGATCATCATCGCCGCGCTGGCGCTGGCCGCCTGCACGCCGCACCCCGCCGCCCCCGGCGACACGCCGGTCCAGCAGGTCGTCGACACCGTCGTCATCGAAGGCACCCGCGCCCTGATCCTCGCCGAGCTCGGCTATGAGAGCGCCGCCAACGTCGCGCTCGAGCTGATAAATGCCGGCGTGATCAAGGGCGAGGCCGCGGCCAGGGTGCAGGCCGCGAACGCCACGATCACCGGCTTGCTCGTCAAGGCGAAGGCCACGACCGACGCCGCCGCGCGCGCCGCGCTGGTCGCCCGCGCGCTGGACGAGACGTTCAAGCTCCAGACCCTGACGATGGGAGCCCGGCCATGAACTTCGACGACCTGCTTAGCTTGGCGCAGAGTGCCGCCAAGATCGTCACCGCCTCGGGCCTCATCCCCGGAGCCGCGCCGATCGTCGATGCCGTGAACGAGATCGTCGACGTCGTCCGGCGGAATGTCGAGCAAGGCAAGGACGTGCTGGCGGCCGATCAGATCGAACAGTTGAACACCATTCTCGATCAGGTGCACGCGCGGGTGCTGTCGGTGTCCGACCGGCTCGACAAGGCGGCTGAAGCAGCCAGTAAGCGCTAAGCAGCGATGATCCCCATCGATCCCGTCTATCGCCGCGCGCGCTGGCTGTGCGGTACGTCCATGAGCCTGAGGCTTGCCATGGACCTGTGGCAGGGCGGCGCGGCGGCGTTTGGGCCCTCCTACGACTATTATGTCGACGGGGTGAATGGCAGCGATTCGAACGACGGGACGTCATTGGCGCAGGCGTGGAAATCGCTGAAGAAGATCGGCGCCATCTCACTTCCGGCGGCAGCTGTCCGGAGCGTGTTGGTGAAGGCCGGCACCCCCTACGACACGGCAGACGACTGGGTGGAGCGCAGCAACACTACCGCCGGCGGCAATGTCGGCGCTGGATCCATTCTCGATATAACGTTCGAGCCTGGCTGCGTCATGGACGGCTCCGTCGCCAACACCTCCGCCGCGGCCAACGCCTTTGAGTTCGCCAGCACCGACGAAGCGACGACAAGGATTTTCGGCAACGGCCTGACGATCCAGCATTACAACTACGATGTCGGTGGCGCCTCGCCGAACGGGATCGGCAATCGGGGCAAGAGCATCGTCCGCGCCTATGACGTGCATGTGGTCGACTGCGTCGATGGCTATTCCGCGCATGGCAATGCCAAGATGTTCGTCGACCGCGTCACGGCCTCAGGCTGCGCTAAGTCAGCGTACGGACACGTCGAGAACGCGCACTTCGAGGCGCGGCGCAGCACCTTCACCGCCAAGGCCGGGGCCATCCTGGGCATCGGCGCGGTGGCGAGCGCGACGTCGACCGCGATCGTCGAGGACTGCATTCTCATCCCCGCGACGAGTGGTCAGACCCTCGGCGTGGACGGCACGGTCTTTACCCGCTGCCAGATCGGCACGCCTTCGCTCGGGGTCACGCTGACGAGCGGCTATGGCGTCGGCGGCACGATCAATCAGAGTTTCGTCAACGCCTACATAGACGGCCACCAGAAGGCCACGCTCTACCAGTGCTACGGAAAGTTCTCGACCCGCGTGCGGAGCGGGGGCGCCGTGCATGTGACCCGCTCCGTCATATCGGGGCCGGCGACGGGCGCGCCGGTGGCCTCCATCATCTTCTCCAATTTCTCCGGCGGATCCTCCAAGCTGATCTTCAACGACAACATCGTCGAGACGGCCACCGCCGCCGCTTTTATGGACGTCAATTCCACGGCTGCCGCAGCCCTTGTCTCCGCAGCGAGCGAGATCCACAACAACGTCCTGTCGGGCTCGGCGGCCTTCGATGCTGATCTCATCACGGCCGACAGCGGCAACACGGTCCGCACCGGCAGTTTCCGAGCCGATGCACTGATCGGCGCCGCGAACACGCTCGACCCGGACGATTACGGCTACGGGCCAGGGTCGCCGGCGATCGGGGCAGCGACGGATGGCGGCAACTGCGGCTTCGCGATCGGCGCTGTCCCGCCCGTCGCGGAAGCAGCGTAGGGCGCGGCGTCAACGTCAGCCCACGCGACCACCCCGAGCAACTGCCCGCCCGTCACGACCTCGCACCATTCCCCGCTGCGCGCGAAGAACCGGGCGAGATACTCCCGACCAGAGCTCGTCTTGATCCGCATCTCGCGCCCGTCGCGCCGATCGGGAGGGATGGTCTCGATAGGCCGGAACTCGCTCAAGGCTTGCCCGGCGGCGGCGTATCCCGCGCGTCCTCGAAAAGCTTCCGCGTGCCGGCGTAGGGAGGATAGGGCTCGTCCTCGCCCCACCGGCCCGGCCGCGACGCGAAGTTGCCCATGGACCGGTGCGCTTCCCTCACGTCGTCGGGGCGGACGATCAGCGCGCCATGCTTCTCCAGCCACCGCTTGAGATAGGCGAAGTGGGCGGGCTCCATCATATATTGGAGGTCGTCGAGGTGGAGGCGGTGCAT